TAATAATTTCGATAAAATATTTAGCACGTATACTGGGCAGTTTATTACTGTCACTGGTGTGCCTAGTAGCGGTAAATCTGACTTTGTTGATCAAATGGTTGTTGGTTATAATAATAATTATGGTTGGAAAACTGCGTATGCTTCGCCAGAAAATCAGCCGGTATATCTTCATGCTCATAAATTAATGCGTAAGCATTGGCAAGATATGCCACGTGTAGATGATATTGGTAATGATAAATGGCAACAAGTAACTGATCATGTAAACGACAACTATTTCTTTATTGATATGGATAAATATAGTCTTGAAGCTGTATTACGTAAAGGCGCTGAGCTTGTAAAACGTAAGGGTATTAAATGTTTAGTCCTCGATCCGTTTAATAAGATCAGAGACACAAATGCAGTATCAGATGACGTAAACCGTTACACAATGGATTATTTAGCTAAGATCGAAGCTTTTTGTAAAAAGTATGATGTATTAACTTTTATAGTTGCTCACCCAACTAAAATGTACAAAGGTTCTGATGGTAAGATGGAAGAGCCTACAATGTACAATATTAAAGGTGGTGGTGAGTGGTACGATGCTAGTTATCACGGTTTGTTAGTACATAGAGACTATGAAGCAAAAACAACTAAAGTTAAAGTACTTAAAGTTAAATTTCAAAACTTAGGTGAAAATGGCGCTGAGTCACATTTTACTTGGGAACCAAGGTCTGGTAGCTTTGTGCCACATGTAATAGATGAAGTTGAAGCTGAGCCTATGCCCTGGGAATAATGGCATTTTTTAAATGGCAAAAAGCACCTAGTAGAAAACTACCACAGAGATCTTGGTCTAATGACGAGATGAAAATAGTAGGTTGGTGCATGCGTAACAACATTAAAATAGCTATAAGTCCTGATTGGAAAGATGATTTAACAAGATGGCAAATTGAAATAAATATAAACGGTAAAATACATATAGATCCAAATAGATATGAGGACAACACCGTTTATGATAAGTTTAACGAATATTATAAATACTATTATGATAAATACAATAAATAATAAAGTCTTTAGAAATGCAAATGAAGCATATGAGTATATACACGATCGTATATTACAAGACGGTGTAGACTTTGCAGGTACTAAAGCATTGTTTAACGTAGGTTTTTATATAACAGATCCACTAGACAATAAAATAATAAATAGAGAACGTAAATGGAAAGAAGATTATGCAATAGCTGAATGGCAGTGGTACTTATCTGGTAATAACAATATATCAGAGCTTGGTAGATTATACGGTAAAGTACCTGAAATATGGAAACGTATGGCTGACGACAAAGGTAATGTTAATTCTAATTATGGTTGGCAATGGAAACGTAATGCTCAACTAGATATGGTTATTGAAATGTTAAAACAAAACAAAGAAACTAGACAAGCTGCTATATCTATATATGACGGTAAAGAAATTACTGATTATGCGCATGACACACCTTGTACTTACGCTGTACAATTTACAATTGTACATAATAGACTTGATATGTGTGTTACAATGCGTAGCAATGATCTTTGGTATGGTTTTTGTAACGATCAATATTGTTTCTCTATGTTACAAGGCTTAGTTGCACATGAATTAAATGTTGAACCTGGTGTATATTATCATTTCGCACATAATATGCATCTATATAATGATAAGATATGACATATTGTATATACCATATACCGGGTGTAAAAATAGGTGTAACAAATAATGTAAAACACCGTGTTGAGCAACAGCAAGGCTACACAGAAGATGAATATGAAATATTAGAAATGTCTGATGATATTAAATATATTTCAAAAAAAGAGTTATATTTGCAACAACTTCACGGCTACAGAATAGACGAAAAACCTTATAATAAATTAAAATGTAATCAAATGAAAATTAATGTAACAGAAATGACTACGACTTTTCCTTGTCCGGTCAGAAAACTAAAAGGACAACTTATGGATAATATAGGTATGTCATGGGATACACCATTCGGTGAGTGTACAATAACAAACAAATCAATAGAGTGGATTATGAGTAATGTAGCAAGATCACAATATACAAACGACAGATGCTACGTATACAATAGAGCTTTTGCTAGATGGTTTGATAATCATGATACCCATGATACTTTAGCTAATTTACATATGAAAGATCAATACAATGGTAAAACTAGATCTGGTGGTATTATGAATGATACAAGAGAAAAATGTGATACAATGTGTAGATTTGATAAAATTAGATTATGGGCTAATGAAAGAGGTTTATATAGTGCTGGTGATACAAAAACACAAACATTAAAGTTAATGGAAGAAGCTGGAGAAATATGTAGAGCTGTACTTAAAGTTGACAAAAAAGCTACAATGGATGGTATTGGTGATTGTGTTGTTGTATTAACTAACTTAGCTGAACTTGCTGGCACTAGTATTGAAGACTGTATTGATCTTGCGTATGAAGAGATTAAAAACAGAACAGGTAAAATGAGTAACGGAACATTTAAAAAAGATTAATATGAGCGAAAGAGAAATAATGGATGCAAAAAACGGTATAATGTGTAGAGAGTCTTATGGCTTTCGTGATCCTGTAGTTAAAAACGTAGTTGATAAGTTTGTTAAAAGATCAGACGTAGGTTATGATAAATATGGCCAAACATTACACGAAGAAAGAACTTCACGTATAAAAGGTTTAGCTGAATATTTAAATGATATACAAGAAGAGCTTATGGATGCTGTGCTATACATACAAGCCGCAAGAGAAGAGTTAGATGAAAAAGAAATATAAAAGAAAACGTGGTCCTGTTAGAGCTAAGAAAGTTAAGTTTGACGGGATCACGTTTGCTAGTGGTTTAGAAAAATATATGTATATAGCTTTAAAAAAAGCTAAAATAAAAGCTAAATACGAAGGCAAAACATATACAGTACAAGAAGGTTTTATGTTTGACAATGAGAGTTATGAAAGGCAAAGCAATGGTAAAGGTGAATTAGTTAATAGAGGTTGTAAAAAAATATTACCTATAAGATACACACCAGACTTTATTTCTGATACATTTATAATTGAGTGTAAAGGTAGAGCTAACGAAAGTTTTCCAATGAGATGGAAAATGTTTAAAAAATATGTAAATGATAACTTAAAACATGTAACCTTATATAAACCTCAGAACCAAAAGGAATGTGATAAAGTAATAGAATTAATTAAAGAAAATAAATGACAGTAGATTTAAATAAAAAAATATTATCTGATTTAACTGTGCATATGAAATATGCAAAGTATATACCAGAATTAAATAGAAGAGAGACTTGGGAAGAATTAGTTACAAGAAATAAAGAGATGCACCAAAAAAGGTATCCACAATTAACAGACCAAATACAATTAGCTTATAAATACGTTTATGAAAAAAAAGTTTTACCATCTATGCGCTCGCTTCAGTTCAGCGGTAAGCCGATCGAAATTAGCCCAAATAGATTATACAATTGTAGTTACTTACCTATTGATCATGTTGATAGCTTCAGTGAATGCATGTTTCTTTTACTCTCTGGTTGTGGAGTGGGTTATTCAGTTCAAAAGCACCATATTAACTTACTCCCTTGCATAACAAAACCATTTAAAGGTAGAACAAGAAGATTTGTTATTGGTGATAGTATTGAAGGTTGGTCTGATGCAATAAAGGTTTTAATTAAGTCTTATTTAGGCTCTAAGAGATCATCTAAGATAAAGTTTGATTATTCTGATATTAGACCAAAAGGAGCTAGGCTTGTTACGTCTGGCGGTAAAGCTCCAGGACCACAACCGTTAAAAGAATGTTTAGTAAAAATTAAAGGAATATTAGATGCGAAAGAAGATGGCACAAAGCTTACTACACTTGAAGTACACGATATCATTTGTCACGTGGCTGATGCAGTACTTGCTGGTGGAATACGTCGTGCAGCCCTTATATCGTTATTTTCAGCGTATGATGAAGAAATGATTTCATGTAAATCAGGTAATTGGTGGGAAGTAAATCCACAACGTGGTAGAGCTAATAACTCTGCTGTATTAATGAGACATAAAATAACAAAGGAATTTTTCTTAGATTTGTGGAAACGTATTGAATTATCCGGAGCTGGTGAACCTGGCATATATTTTAATCATGATAAAGATTGGGGTACTAATCCTTGTTGTGAAATTGCTTTAAGGCCATATCAGTTTTGTAACTTATGCGAAGTTAATGTAAGTGACGTCACAGGCCAAGAAGATCTTAACCTACGAGTTAAGGCCGCATCTTTTATAGGCACGCTTCAAGCAGGTTATACGGAATTCCACTATCTAAGAGAAATATGGCAAGAGACAACAGAAAAAGACGCACTTATAGGTGTGTCAATGACAGGGATCGGGAGTGCCGCTGTGCTCCAAATGGATATGAAGGAAGCTGCAAGTATAGTAAAAAGAGAGAACACAAGAGTAGCAAAGCTAATAGGAATAAACCAAGCAGCTAGAACAACATGTATAAAACCTGCTGGAACAACATCTCTTGTACTTGGAACTTCTTCTGGTATACATGCTTGGCATAATGATTATTATATACGTAGATTACGTGTAGGTAAAAATGAACCTATATATAAGTATTTAAAAGAAAATAATCCTGATTTAATAGAAGACGAATACTTTAGGCCACACGATACTGCTGTTATAGAAATACCACAGTCAGCACCGCAAGGTTCTATATTAAGAACTGAGTCTGCGTTTGATTTACTTAAACGTGTAAAAAAAGTAGCTACAGAGTGGGTTAAACCTGGTCACAGAAAAGGTAGTAACACACATAATGTATCTGCGACTATTAGTTTAAAGAAAGAAGACTGGAAAAAAGCAGGTGAGTGGATGTGGGAAAATAGAGATAAGTATAATGGTTTATCTGTTTTACCTTACGATGGTGGTACTTATACTCAAGCACCGTTTGAAGATATTACTAAAACAGAGTTTAATAAAAGAGTTAAAAGTTTAAATGATGTAGATTTATCTAACATCACAGAAACTACAGACGAAACAGATTTATCAGGTGAACTAGCTTGTAGTGGTGGTAGTTGTGAGATAACTAATTTATAATAATAAAGGGAGCTATGCTCCCTTTTTTTTATTTAGTTAATTCTTTTATCTGATCTTCAGATAAAACTTCTTTCAAATAAACTCTTCCATAAATTTTTGGAGGTGTTAAATCTAATATATTTGAAATACTTGCACCATCAATAATTGATGATATTATTTTATCTAATGCATTATTATCGGTAGAACCAAGATAATTAACAAAAATTCCACTATCTGTTTTTTCAAGTGTAGGATCTAAATCCCATACGTCATAATAAGAAATATACTTTCCTTTTTCATCTTCACCTAAACTAAATGTAGTATTTCCTAAACTATTATATTCGCCTAAAAACTCTAATCGTTTTGATATGCTTTTAATACCTTTTTTATTAGGTTTTTGTTTTTGTAATTCTCTATATATATTAGTCATACCAAGTGTATCATATTCACTTTCTACATAATTACTTTCTAAACTTTTTCTTATAGATATTTCTGTTGCTTTTGATCGATAATATTTATCACCTTTTTCATGGCCTACAGTTGGTTTATATCTAGAAGGTTGTATTGTATTATATTTTTGTTCTTGACCCATTACCATTTGTAATAAATCCATACGTTCTTTTTCTGCAATAAAATCAAGATCTCTAGATGGATCTAATCCTGTACGTTTATAATAACTATCAATATCATTATAAGATGTATTACTATTAGCATAATCTTTTTCATCTTCACTACCAAACAAAGCATTAAAAAATCTTTCACCAAATCCAACACCACTTCCATATCTTCCTGTGTATCCAACTGGATATAAATTTTTAGCTAGTTGTTTTCTTATTAAAGCTTTTACATCAAACATATCAGTATATGAAGGTAATTTATCTAAAAAACTTTCTTCTTCTGCTTGTTTGAAAGGTGATAAACCTGATATAGGATTTACAGTAATATTTTTTATAGGTGACTCAAACATTTTTTCACCAGTATAAGGATCTTTTAGTTTCATTAAAGAACCCTCTGTTTTTTGTTGTTTGGCTTTAACATCTTTCATAGCTTCCATCATTTTTTCAAAAAAACTAAGTTCTTTTTCTTCTTCTATTACTTCTTCTTCTGGAAATCTTTCATCATATAATCTTTTGTAATTGTTTTCGTATATCTCATCTCCACCTAGCATTATATTTTCAACATAATTCATTGATTCAATTATACTTTCTCCTTTTTTAGTTCCTTTTAAGTGCTTGTGATACTCTGGTAATTTTGCCACCCATAACATATCATCACTATATATATCTATACCATCTGCTTTCATTTCATTAAGTATATTTACAAGTCTAGTAGGACCCATGTTATATGCAGCTAAAGCTTTTGCTTGTTTAACCACATCAGAACCTTTATTCCAAGATCTAGTCATTAAATCTTTTATGTATGCTCTTTGGAATTTTTCTGCTAAAGCATCATCTTTTGCTAAATCTTCAAATTTAGTATCTTTTGGAACGTAACCATTTTTTATACCCTCATTAAAAGTTTGTTTAGTTATTTGTGCAATGCTAATAGCACCGGCAGGACTAACTGCATCTGATTTAAATCTTGATTCATTAAACTGTTGTCTAATAATAAGATCATCAAAATCCATTAGTTCATAAGTTCTTACTTCTTCTTTGTTATCATCTTGTTTTAAAGGTGATAAACCTGCTAGTGTCATTAATCTATTGTCCATTATATAACCATGTATTTAGTTCTACCGTTTTGTTTATATGCTTTTAAACAAACCTGTCTATTTTTATTAGGTGAAACATAACTGATATGTACCCAGTTAGGATTATCATCATTACCAAACTCCCATATCATTTGATCAAAATCTAAATTATGTTTTATAAAATCATACATTTGTGCATTTGTTTTATAACCAAACGTGTCATCAATATCCATAGCTTGGCCTTTGCAATGTTGTGATCTATTACTACCACCAATAGCCTTGTTTAACTCTTTACCTCTAAAAAAGCTATTTATTTTTATAGGTCCACCAACATATTCTCTAAGTGGTTCAAATATTTTTTCACCAATTAATTTCATGTTTGCTAATTGCTCTTCATTAGGTTTGTTATCTATACCTCTACGTAAAGCAGTTGTGCTATACACGCTTTCTTTATAACTAATATGTCCGCTTATCATTTTGTCCATTTTTTCTTATTATATTTTTGTTTTCTCTGTTTTTTTCTATTATATCTCTATTTTCCTTTTTTTGCTCTTCATTTATAATTTCCGTTGTAGTTACTCTCTTTTTAAATTTAACATCAGGCGCTTGTAAACGAGCGGTGCTTGTATCATCAGGATCAACTATAGATACTCCATAGATAGCAGTATCACAGTCTTGGTGTAATGTGTATGTAACAGTGGTAACTGGTGTTGCTAATAAACCTGTTATTTCTAATTTTTCATCCCAAGGTAAACTTAAACCTTCAAATTTAATATATAAATCTGTCATACCACCTGGTAAAGGTGGTGAAAAATTAACCCCAACAACCTGTCCTGGCATTACAGATACACCTAAAGTAGTTTGAACATCAGCTACCCAATCATCTGCAAACGCATTAGAACCTATATTATCCATAACTACTGGGCCTTGATCATAAACAGAACCAACAACCCAAGGACCAGGGAAAAAATTAATTACCCCGCTAGTATCTTTATAAGCACATAAAGACCAAGTATATTTTTCTGCACCCACTACAGCGGGTGGTGGACAGGTAAATCTACGCATTGCTCTAACATTATGTCTATTAATTCTACTACTAGGAGTTCTCCAACCAGGACCTATGGGATTATCTATTGGATTTGCTTCAACTAAAGGATCAGATGCAACTACATAACCGTAATTAAGCGCAAATCCTCCACTTACATAGTTTACAAATTGATAGTTTTGTGGTATATAAGCTGTACCACCGGAGTTTTCATGAAAAGTGGTTTGGGCTGCTGTCATAGGAAACTGACTTCCACTAGTATAGTTTGATGGGGCATAAAAAGAGTTTGGATTTCCTTTAGCGGTATTAGATGTCCAATAACTAGTTTCACTAGAACCTGTATTCCAAGTAATAGAAGCTGTATAAGCGCCAAGTGAATTATGTAATGTTCCTGGTGGCGTGTAACTTCTAGCAAACTCCATTTCTCTTACGTTTGGTAAAAACCAATCATCAAAATTATTTAAAGTATAATTATCACACGCCTCAAAAGCATTGTAATAATCACCTGGTGGATTTGCGGGGTTTGTAGGTAAAGTAAGTACAGGATTACCATTGTTAACAGCAATCATTGCATCATGTGTAATTTTTCCTTGACCAACTTGTTCCATTTCCCAACTGTCATTTAGTGGGCCAGATGGATAATCAAGTAAGTTTGGACCGGTACCAAAATAATCATATAAACTAGAGTCAAAGGCCCATAAACCAGCATAATTAGGATCAAAAGCAACATTTATATCTATACCATTTATAATGTCTTGAGAACCCCATTGTGGATAGTTAGTGTAACTAGATGTAGATGGTGTATTTAAGTTTACAGGCGATAATTCATAGTAAAAATTAGTTGGGTTAACTAAAGTTACATTACCTTGTATAGGCGGTACAATAGGACCGTAAATAGCATTTGAAGTATCATTAACATTCATATATGGAACAGCACAAATAATACCTCCTGCTGGACCCGTGTCTCCTACATCGTAACTACAACCATGACTACAACCTGAATCTAAACCATCTAAAAAATTATCAAAAATTGGTGTTAAATTATTTGTAAATTGATTTGGGTCAAAAACAGCATGCCAAGTCCATAAAAAATGTTTTGGAAAGAATGGTTTATTAATAGATCTTAACGTACTTAAAGTACCTACCCCATAACTCCCATTCGGGTTAGTTGGCGCACCGATTAAACCTAAAGTTACAGGTGGGTTACTACCTGATAAAGCATAGTTTGAATAAATATTAGTGTTAAAAGACGAAGGTTGTAAACCTATCCAATTGCCCTGGCAATCATCTCCGTAGTCTCTAGTAAGTGGATAAGCGGTACCTATGTGTCCACTTGTTTTTTCAGCCAAAACGTTTTGTCCTGGTGTTTGTTTTATATCATTAAAAGGTTCTTTAAGACAAATAACATTTTTAGCATTTGTTGTAGTGTTGGTGCCAGTGTTCATATCAGGCAAAGGTATTGTTTTTTGATCAGCCATTTTACAACTAAAATGAATAAAAGCATAACTACCAGTAGTACCTTGAAAAGTTCCTTCTTCATATTCATTATCATAAGCATAATGAAACTTAGGATCTGGTAAGTACGGAAAATGAGACCTAGTATATCCTTGTAAAGGTACTGAAGGATCTGCTAACACATGTATTGCATCGTTACAACACGTTGCACATGAATTATCTACTTTTCTACCTCTAGATTCACCTTGACCCCAAACAGAATCATAAAAACCATATGAAACAATTGGATAATCTCCACTAATATGTGTAGGGTTTGTAAATATTAAAGATATTCTACCTGGAAACACCGTATCATCAAACCAAGGTGCGTTAGCAAAAGAGTATACAGGATTATCAAAGATATTATGCTGCATACCTGGTTGTTTTACTTCACAATTTTGATAATGCCATTCCCCTAAAAATACCTTGTCAGCTGTATAAAATTTAAACTTATAACCATCTGGGTTATTAAAATCACTAAAATCGCCTACGTCATATTTATTACCAGCTACATCTGTAGCACTTACAGCCCATCTAAATTCTTCTAATCCAATAACAGCATCAAATTCATATTCACTAGTAACCCAAGTTGATGGGTCTAAAGATGGTGCAAGTTTACTAGGACCGGTTAACATTGTTCTACTCCAGTTACTAGCAGCGCTACCAGCAAGATTTATACCAGTTGACATACTAAATTCTTGCTGAATTTTGTTTTGTCTGTACTGTACATCATCTACCCAATTGAAAGGAATTTCTGGAGTAGGTTCTGGCTCTACACACTCAAATTTTCTTATAGCTCTTACAGAAAGAGTATTACATCTAGCAAAAACATGAGGTCCTGGAGTAAAAGTAGAAGCACTATATGGAGGAGTTGGGTTAACAGCTGTATAACCCCAAGCGAAAGGATCTGATTTAAAATCGTCTGGACCTCCTATATATTTAAGAGATGTGTCGGGATAAAGAGGGTTAAGTATTTTACCATTAACCTCAGAAGAAGTCCAATAAGTGTTTTGTAATCTACTAAAATTAGTGTCTAAATTTAAATCATTTTCAAAAGGAGTTCCAGGCCCAAGATTAGTAGCTAATAAATGAAACTCCATTAACGACGGTAAAAACCAACCTTTAGTTCCATTAAATATGTAGTTTGAACATAAATAAGCAGCTATATCGTGTGTAGGGAAAGTAGGTGTGGCAGGGTGATTTAAAATGTTAAATGTATTAACATCACCGGTGCCAAAATCAGTTGAGGTGGGTATTGTTAAACCGTTATTGTAAGAACCAAATTCAGCACCTAAAAGATCCCACGGTTTGTATATAGGTGTACCCAAGGAACCAGCAAATATTTCTTCACCACATTGAACTTGTCCATCTGGAGAGTTATATTGTGAAAAAGGAAATGAATCATCAGTGAATACGGTATTTATAGGCGTGGTACCCGTAGCTAAATCATCAAAAGCTACTTCATAATAAAAAGGCGTTTGATTTAAACCAGTAAACGGTGTAGCAAAAACAATACCACCTGCCCCACCGTTAAACGTGCTTGTTACATCACCTATTTCATAACAAAAATCTTTAATATAACACTCTGGATGACTACCAGTATCAGTAACACCCGCACCGACATTAGTTAATATAGAAGGATTTAACGTATAAGAAGATAAATCAAATTGAAATATGTTATTATTAGTACAGATATAAACATCATCATCTTGAGAAAAAACAGAATCTGGATTTGTACCTATTAAATTTAAAGAACTTTGGCCCAAAACGTTACCATTCATGTCATAGTGAATAGCAAAAGTTAAACCTGAACCTGTGTCTACAGTAGCGACTATTGTATCAGTAGAAGGTATATAAACAATGTCTCCGTTTATAAAACCTCCAGCTTGAAACAAAGGTGTTACCACCGCTGTGGAACCACTTACATCTACCTCACAAAGCCAATCAGTACCCAAGTTTAAAGATACACTACCTATTATTAATGTTGTTGCATTTTTAGCGCACATACCTTTACCTGTAGAAGTAATACCTAATGGATTATTATTAGGAGTCCATATAACAGATGTTGGTCCAGTGTCAGCATGCCCAAGAGTACAGTCACTCTCTGTAATTACAAATCTTTTTATTTGTTCACCACCTGCAAAAGGATTGTTTGGTGTTGGAAAATAAGGACATTTTATCCAAAACAAATTGTCATATTTTGCAACCTCACCTGGTTCAAAATAAGGATATGAAACTGTGTTAGAAAGACCAGTAAATGGATCTGTAAAAGTTATTGGGCCACCCAAAACGCCTGAGGTGTTTGATATAACTATTTTACAATCTAAACAATCTATTGCCATTTTATTTTATTTAATTATTACATCTACAGAAGGTGTTTCAGATGCTGATTTAGTTAATTTTAAATATAAACCAAATTCATTAGTACCATTGTTAAAGGTAAAATCATGTACTAGTGTTGCACCTATAGGTAGTTCAACGCTCTTTAATATATAAAATTTACCAGTTAAAGATTTTTCTATATATAAATCAACGGTACACTTAGTGTCTGCGTGCACGTTAACTAGTGATATAGAAGAAACTCTTACACCATCTCCAGGCGCTAATAACTCTCTAGTTAATTCAGCAGCTGCAGATGATGCACCAGTTATATTAAAGTATTTAGCCATGTTATTCTAGCCTTTAGCTTCTACAATACCATCTGCAAATACCATGTATTCTAGCATTTGTGTTTCGGTTGCAGTAGAAGAAGCTACAGTTATATTAACATTACCATCATAAGGCATAAGCATCCAGTCTCCACCATATAATTTACCTATAGTTTCAGCTGTAGTTGCTGCTGCTGCAGAGGCATTATAAGCTACATAGAAAAACTCTGCTTTATTCGTACTGGCATTTCTTATATATATTTTATGTGCTTTATCGTCTGTAAGCTCATCGTGCTCAACAATTACCGCTGCAGTTGCAGTTGTAAATTTTTTAGTACGCAAACCAGTTGTTTCATCTAAACCTACAGAAGGATTAGCACTTTTGCTCATTGTCATTGTTTTACTAATACTAACAGGATAACTAAGTATATCACTACTAACATTAATAGTTGCTGTTGTTGTTGCCATATTTATTTATTTATTTATTTATTTTTATGATTCAGCTGCTGGAAGAGTCCATGCGGTTTTAAACATTGCGTACTCTATCTTGTTTATACCTATAAGAGCTTTTACCTCTACTTCCGCGTCGCCGTCACTAGCATTATAAGGTACAAACATCCAGTCACCTGCATATAATCTACCTATTACGGTTTCATGAAGTTTATATTCTATGTATCTAGTATCATCATCTGTAGTTGTATTGCAAATGTAGATCCAATAAGCACCGTTGTCTGTTGCAGGTCCATCCGCAAATAACTGAGCCTCATAATCCTGTGCTATTTCTGCATTACCCATTTCCATCAACTCCATGCCAGTAGTTATACCAGTCTTCATTAATGTTGAACTAGCACTTATATTTAAAGGACTACCAGGCATCAAGTCTGAACTGGAAATGCTAATTGTTGCTGTTGTTGTTGCCATGTTGTTGTTTTTATTTGTTATTAATTGATTTTTATTTTATGCCTCAAATATAGCGTATTCTAGGTATGGTGTACCTGAAGCTGAAAACGCTATAATATCACTTCCACTTGTCCAAGGAAAAAAAGCAAATTCTTTAGCTGCTAATTGTATCGTATCATTACCATCTGTAATTTCTATGTTTATAGCTATAGTGTCGTCTGTATTTTTAAGATAAACATATGACTTGGTGTAAGATGCAGCTGCAAATAAAGTTAAATCGCCTGTAGATAATTTTATTTTACTAGGTGCTATTACAGCTTTAGTTATATTTAAATTATCTACCACAGAAAAGTTTATTAAATCAGTTGTGGCATCTGCACAAGATAATGTTAAAGTTGGTATTAATGTTGCCATGTTATTATTTGTTTAATATTTATTTATTTTATTAAGGTGTTGTATCTATTTCTCTAGTTGATCCAGCTAAATATGTAGACCAATCATCTTCTATTACTAATGTTAAAAATATTCTCTCGTTACTACCTGTTATATCTGTATCTGATTGTATTGATATTGCAAACATATCTGTAGAATCCCAATGTTTTGCTGTATCAAAAACAACATGCCATAAATGTTGGTCATCCGCGTGGTTAACTGTGACTGACTCTGTTTCTTGAACAGAATAACCACCAGAGTATGAGCTTCCTACAGTATTTGTTTCAACACCAAAAGTTACTGTAGCATCAGAACCAAAATTATGAAAAGCCTCTGCTCTCCACGTAATAGAAACTAGTCTACCATCACAAATTGCTACTTCTTGATTTTCTTCCCTCGTTAGTACCGTTTGCTCATCTTGAGATTTTAATGGTAAATAGTATTTAGTTGTACCTATGTCTGCTCTAAAATTACAATTTACTATTCTATAATTTTTACCAGCCTGAACACCGGTTGTATTACCTGTACCACCATTGCCTAAAGCTAAAGTTCCAGTTACACCGTGAGTGTTGGCAGCGCTACCATCAAAATTAGCTGTAGATGTACTTGCAAGGTCAGTTTGAAAAGCTCTTGCAGTTGTAAGTGTAGCAGCAGATCCAGTTGTATCTTGATTTAGTGTAGGTATATTAGTAGAGTGTATTGTTCCAGCACTAGACCCAGCCCAATCAACGTGTTCTGCCGCAACAAAATTACTTAACGAATCGTGATCTATTTCACCAGGAACTGCTTGTGCTGTTATTGTCGTACCAGAATTTGTAACATTAACACCATTAGCACCTTCTAAAGCAATACTAACATCTCCACTAGCAACAGAAATCCTACCAGGTGCTCCGGTGTCAGTTGTTACTGTTACAGAAGTTATATCTCCTGTTGCTGTTCCTGCACCTATATCAGATAAAACTTGAGTTCCTGTTCTATATTTTAACTTACCAGATGATCCTATAACTAAAAATTTATCAGTATCAGAGTCTGCGTTTTCTACACTTTCAAAAAACACAGAGTTACGAAATCTAGCTATAAAGCTTTGTATAAATTGACCGATAAATTTCATTACTTAATTAATTTTCTTTCTATAGTTCCATCACTATAGATATATATCATAAGTTTATTTTTTTCTATTTTATTTACAGGTCTACCTAATATATCTGTAATTGCTAATAATTTCTTTTCAGAATCTCTTTTTGGTTGAGGACCAATCCAAGTTCCTTCACAATAATCATATGTTAACTGACATATTTCATCCCACTCATTGTTACAACAATAATCATCTACTGAAATAACCCAAGCATAACAAGGATCATTTAACCAATAAGGTATTCCCGGACCAGTAATGCAACCAGCATCATATAAACAAGATAAAGTATCGTTAACATTAGCAATTGACTCGTAATTATATGCGTTTGGATCCATACAGCCATGTACTATTTCAATACAAGACCCGTTGTCTGCGTTAGCGTTTGGATCATAATTAAATGCTGTTGAATCTGTACAGCCGTAACTGTAAGGTATACAGCTTCCATCATCAGTGTTACAAGCTGCATCGTAGTTAAACATTGTAGGATCAATACAACCATATATATAAGGTATGCAACTACCATCGTCAGTATTAGCGTTTGCATCATAGTTAAACGCTAGAGGCTGCATACAACCTAATATTACAGGTGTACAACCACCATTATCTAAGTTAGCTAAACTATCATAATTAAAAGCCGAACTATCAGTACAACCCCATATAGCTTCTGTTTGACAATCACCATTGTTATAATCAGCTGTATATCCTTGAGTGTAATATTCTAAGTACTGTGGATCAGTACATCCAGGTTCGTAATAACAACTACTATCACTAGTATTTGCATTATCATCATAATTATAAGCCGTAGCATCCATACAACCATAATAATATGGCATACATATAGTAGGACAATTTGGTAAAGCTATGTATTTATCTGGAAATAACATTATTCTATCACTCCAAGGGTTTGTGCCACCTGAAGCTATAATTATACCTTCTGGGTTTATTAATCTAAAACCTATCTGATCTATAGTAGCATCAGAACTTGTTTGTGAGTAAGCTCTAATTGTAACCGGGTGGTTTGATTTTAATTCTAAGTTTATGGTTTCAACAAAAGAACTTACGTTAGTATAAGGACCGTATGAATTACCTAATTGATTTACCACAACGTAAGCACCTAACCAACCATCACCGCCACCATCAGTAAGCTCTAGCATATAACCACAAGTATCTTCCATAAGTGGCGTATTAGCTATAGGGTTAAAATCAAACATAGCACTGTCCATACAACCTATTACTCTAGGTGTAACACACAGTGCTGGATTATCTATATCAGCTGCTGGATTAAACTCTAAATAAGCTGGATTAGGGCAGCCAACAACAGGTATCCAGCTACAATCTTTCATTACAAACACATCTGATGTATCGCTATGACCAAAGTTTAAATTATCACCTGGAGTTAAACTATATATAGTATCGCCACACTCATCCGTGATTAAAGCATAACCATCAACACCTCCAAAACAACTACCACATATGCCATCGCCATACGAGTCATATATCATAAATCTAACTGTGTCATTTATAGGCACACATATTGTTTCAATATACATATTACCAGTGCCTACATTATTGAAAAATCCTTGTGGTAAGAAAAACAAAGTACTATCATCTTGGTTCAACACGCGCATAGATGTTTCACCGGCATACGTGTCTGGCACAAACTCTATTGTTATAGATGTTTTTGTAGTATCAGCACAATCATCTTGTGGTGGTGGTATTGCTAAACAAACATCTGGTATATTAGCTAATGGATTATAATTATCATAAGATGGATCCATACAGCCAGATATACAAGTAAATTCACTAGCATATATCGTATCGGTAAAAGTACCATCAGTCATTTCTAAAAACATCCAAAAACCATCTGAACTAGCAAATGGATCTCCAGGACTATAATTATTATAAAAAGAATAATTAGTTATATTTTGATTACTCCAACCCCAAGAATATGTATTATAAGGTGTTCCTCTATGAATATTAGCAATAGTACAACCACTATCTAACGGCTGCCACTCAACCCATGTTCTAGCATAACCGTACATACACGTGTCAGTAGCTATTAAAGTTGGTGTGCAGTTTTGACTAAATGATAGTATTGGTAATAATAATAGTAATAATAATTTTTTCATTTATTTTTTCTTTTTACCAGGCTTGTAACAACTGCCCTTAGCGCCTTTTTTTGTACCAGGTTTTCTAATATAACCAGCTTTTGTCCAGCACTTCATAGGTGAATTTACTTGTCTTAATTTAAATGCCATTATTGAGAGTCTTTTAAATCTTTAGCTGACGGAGCACCTTTACTGCCAGGTTTTCTCATTTTTTCTCCAGAACCAGCTTTTATTCTTTTTCTTTTAGCATGTATATTATCCCACAAACCTCTTTTACCTTTTAAAGGTGATTTCATTTTAAATGCCATATTATTTCTTTTTCATTTTAACCGCTCCTTTTTTCATCATTTTCATAGCAGCTGGTTTTAACATTTTACCAGGAGAAGCTAGTATTTTATCTCTAAGTTCTTTTGGTAAGTTAGCTTGTTTACCAACTAAAGCTTTTTTCATTGGAGCTTTTTTCATTTTAGCAGGAGCTTTTTTCATTTTCATTGCTGTTTTTTTCATTTTTGTAGGTGCTTTTTTCATTTTAAATTTTGTTTTTAACGTGTTTATACATTTGTTTTCCTAATTCTGTTCCGTTTTTACTATCGCTTTTATAATGAGCGTGCGCTGTGTTTCTACTATCAGATATGTTTTTAGCCGTTTGCATAAAGGCTTTTCCTTTACCGTATTTGTCTTTCAATGCCGATGCTATAAGCATACCCTGCGCAGAGTGACCAGATGGATATGAAGGCGTGTTCATTGATTTCATTTTAACAGCGCTTAAAGATTTATCTAATTCATATGGCCTTGGTCTGTTGTGATATTTCTTTAGTTTTAATATTACAGGTGCAGACTCTTTTATAAGTTTAGCAGCGATCTTTTTATCGTAATCTTTTATATTATTTTCTTTAGCTGTTTTTTCAAACGCCGCCTCTATGTCATCATACTTTTTAACAAACTCTTTTCTTAAAGGTATTTTTTTAAGAGCTTTAATTTCTTGGTCTGTATCAAAACTATTATCACTAGGTGGTTTTTGTTTTTTAAAACTTGATATGTCAAAATCTTTTAACATTTCCATCTTCTTCTTGCCGCTTTACCTCTTTCGCCAGTCCAACCTTTTGATCTAGCACAAAAAGATTTTCTTCTTTTTGCGTCTTTACTACCTGGTTTAACTTTTCCTGTTACAGCTGTTTTAAGCTTACTTCCAGGGTTTTTACGTTTATATTCTTTAACTCCTTTAGCGGTCATCCCAGCGCCCTCCTCAACTGTTCTAAAGTTCCTATTTTTACCTTTTGTAGTTTTGCGCGGTTCGTTGCTGTGTAATGGTGACCCTGTATTTCTACGTCTACCACAACTAGTCACGGGAAAAGGATTACCATCTTGAATGTATCCTTTAGTTTTTTTAAACATACTGTTTTGTTTGTGTGTTCCTGGCATAATTAAAAATCGCTCATTATTATATTATCTATTTCTTCTTGTACTTCTTCTTTTGTTGCTACCATTGTAAAACTAAGATCAGCTTGAAATCTTGCAACTTCTTCTCCGTCTTTAAATATTATTATAGTAGGTACAGAGGCTATTTTGTATTTTGCTTGTGCTTTAGTATCTTTACCAACATCTGTATAACCTATAGTCTTACAGTCTTTTAAACTCATTACCCAAGGCACATCGTTAGCCTTATTCCAACCAGCATTAAACTGCACTACTTTTATTTGACTAAAACAAACACTACAAGATAACATGATAATAATTATTAACATGTACATAACTCTTGTTTGCCAGTTAATATTATCTATCATAAAGTTTGTCTTCTATTTTTTCTAAAGTTTGTTTTATTTCTTCAACGTCTTTCTGTGTTGTCATAATAGTATTACGTATCATTTGATCTTTCATGTCAAACTCCATACGCGTAACTTCTGGATCTGGTGGTGGTGGTATAACTGGTAATTCTTTAGCTTCTGCTATTTCAGCTTGTAATGTAAACCACATACCAGCTAAAGTTGCTATTGCAAACGCTAGCCCCATCATTGTTTTTATACTTAGCTTAAACGCTGTATCTTCATTTAATTCTTTTGCCATTATGTTTACTTTATTTTAGTATTGTATTTTTTACCCTTATAAATAAACTCTTTAGCACCACTTTTTCTAGCATTAGCAAAAGCTTGTTCAAAAGATCCTTCGTAGTTCTTTTTTGTCAACCTTCCAACTTTTTTTAATTGCTGTACTTTCAACTTCCCAACTTTTTGAAAAAGTGGAGATTTTAATTTCATTTTAAATGCCATAATTATTGTTTTTTAATTTTTAAAAAATTGTGTAGTTAACTCCTAGTTTAAAATCGTACCACTCTCTGTTCCAATATTTATTATACTTTCCTTCTACAAAATACCCTAGTTGTTTGTTTACTTTTATACCATATATTAACCCTCCTGAGTAATCATACCATTGACCATCAACATAATTGTGATAACTAAACTCGCTACCATCATCATAGTGATAAGGCATTATACTACCCCAAGCGTGTAGCCATGTTGATTTAGAATATTTGTAATAATCAAATCCTAAAACTAAAGAGTGTTGTATTGTTTTTTTTAATTCGTTTCTTTTCTTTTGAGTGTAACCAGCTAACACTTCAGGTATAACAACTGCCTCCCAAACTTCAGCGCTTGTAGCCACTAATTCGCCAGCTGGATTATAGTACTCACTGCTATACACATCGACCGTATATCCTTCTTGTAACGCTAAATAAGTATAATGTATATTGCCATTGCTTAACATCCACTCATCTAAAGCGTTATAACCGTATGGTTCAGCTAAGCGATGCGTTAGCCCTATGTTCCAAGATAAATTAGCATTTTTTCTATGTCTATAACGTTCTGAAGCTTCAAAATATTTTACATCTGCAAAACCATCTTCAAGATACTCTAGTTTTAAAGCAAAAAAGTTTACACATAATTCATCAGGACAACCATCGTCAGAACTAAATCTAATAAAATGATGTTGATCCATATAATCTACTCCTTCTTGTCTTTTGTAATCTATTTCAAATAAATACTCAACCCCTCTAACTTTACCAACAGTTGCCGCGTCACTGTAATTAGATTCCGTACCATCGTAAAAAGTATTTGCCTTATTCTCATATCCAAACCTAGCTATTTTACGGAGTCCTATGGTAAAATTATAATCATAAGGAGTTGAAATAGTTTGTGTAGATAAACCATTATCTACAGAAAATACATCAACATCAGATAATGATGTACCACCGTTAACTGCGGCATAAAAAGTAGAAAACTTTAGCAAGTCTTCAAGGTCTTCTTTTTTAAAAGTTTGACAAACTACTAAACTAGGTAGTAATAGCAGTAGTATTATTAGTTTTTTCACCATTTTTATATAATCACTTATTTTTTTAAATCTTTACTTTATTATCTCTTAGAAGATTTTCTTACTGAGGTTTTTCTTTTTGACTGCTCCTCCATTGTTTTTATTATATATTCATTTAAGTATTCTTCTATTATTTTTTTGTTTTCTTTTTTGCTTTTTAAATCAGATATTTTTTCTACTCTATTAGATTCATAATTTAATTTTTTTATTTCATCATCTTTTAAACCTAATTTTTTCAAAAGTTCTACTTGTTGTTCTTTATTTAAATCAAATAAAGATTTTTCAACTATCAAGTTTGGATCTTTTTTTACCTTTTCTTTGTATTGCTTAGCTTCTTCTTTCTTTTTTTTGTTATTTATTTTATTTAAATCTTTTTCTTGCTGTTTTTTTATCTTTTTTTGATTTGTTTTTTGTTGCTTTATTTCAGCTTTTGTAGCTTCTATATCTTGATCTTTAATACCTAAATCCCAAGTATTCCAACCTAAAAGTAAAGCAGCTCTTTGCCAGTAAGTATTGCTTGAATCCATAGCATTATCTATGTTTAACATTTTATTTGCTAATCTACCAAGCGGTATATTTGTAAAACCTTCTATTACGTTACCCACAGCGCTCCAAATAGGATTATCTAATGTTAAACCTCGTTTTTTAAACACTTCTCTATTATATTTTCTTGACTGTATAGATCTATATATCTTTCCTACTTTAGAACTTATAGGCGGGGAAAAACTTAAAAGCTGTAGTATTGTATATGTATGGTCTGATTTTGTTAAAAACTCTTCATCAGTATCTTTAGCATCTTGTTTTTGATATTCTATTGCCGCATTTTTTACAGCACTAACAGCTCTACCTCCAAAACCTATAGTTACTAACCAAGTATCTATCATACTGTTTAAAGCTCTATCTGTTCTTTTATCAAACTCTTCTTCATCATCAGTCATAGCAAGCATAGCTGACTGTAAAGCGTGGAATATAATATTCATGATAGCGCCATAATAAATTATTTTTGAAATGTGAGTTTTGGTATCACCTCTTTTGTTTACTATATCTCTAATGGCCTTATTCATAATTCTACCAGCTTGCATTGGATAGTTAGCAAACGCTAATACTAATCTACCTAGTGGACTTTTTTGTTGTTGAGATAGCATGTCCGGTCTAGATGACTGCTGTGACACCTCTGTTATTTCTTGAAAATCTAAAAATGCTTGTTTTTCAGCTTCTTCTTTAGTCATGCCTTCTTTCATTAAAGACTTAACTCTATTTCTATAAAAAGCAGCTCCACCACTAGCAATAGCAAAACTATCTGCAATTTGTGTTGGTAAAAACCCTTTTTGTAATAACCAAGCTATAGCTGCTTTAGCTTTATTTTGACTAGCTGCAACAGCTGCTGAAAGTTCTGCTTCATTAATACCTCTTCTGTTACCAGCTCTTCTTTGTTTTAAATAATCAGAATTAAATATCATTACAAAGTCTGCCCAATATTGTTTTTGATTAGCAAATGCTTTTGCTGCTGCAAGTATACTATTGTCGCTCCAATTTATATAGTTAGTTAAAGATATAGTTTGTAGTAACGCGGATCTCATGTTAAAGAACATAATAGCACCAACAGCATTATTAACCCAATTCATATACATGTTTACAAGCCTATTAGTACCTTGCTTTCTGTTTCTACCAGTCTCCATGGTAAATAACATGTCTTCTAAAGCTTCTCTAAAGTTTTTACCGTATATAACTTGTATTTTATTTAAATTTTCTTTAGAAAATATTTCGTTTTTATTTTGTATAAATTCGTTTAAAAATTTAGATCTTACATCTCCAATAGCACCATCACTTAACAAGTCAGAATTTATGTTTTCAACCAACCAGTGTTCACTTGGCTTAGCATAACCTTCTTTTCTTTTAGATATTCTACCAACTTTATCTGCAAACTGCTTTAACTCCGCATCATTTTTTACAAAATTATTTAATAACGCAGCATCTTTTTTTGATAAACCAGGTATTTCAAAACCTGCTTTTTTCCAAAGATAAACCCTAATAGCTTGATCAACAGTAAACTCTACATTTTCATAACCATCAAACTCCTTAAGTTTTTTTGGTAAGTCTTTTTTAATATTTTTATAAATTTTTAATAATTGTTTGTAGTTTTCTGAAGCTATTTGTCTAGAAGCATTTAATTCATCTATACCTCGTGAAAAAGGATCAATTAAAGTTTTCTTAAAAAACTCCATTTGTTTTTCCCCTCTCTTTCCTTTATCTAAAAAGTTATATAATAAACCAACAAAATCTTGTGCTGATGCTGGTATTATTGATTTGTATTTTGATTTGTTACCTCTTAATTTAGCTTGCGCATCAGAAAATTTTATAACAGCCTGAGTACCAGTTGTTTGTTGAATTATCTTGTTAAACTCTCTGTTTAAGTTACCTGCTTTACTAAACTGTATTTTAGCTTGTTGAACTTTAGATTTAACATCAAACTGATTCAACATGTTTTTAACAGCTTGAACATTTTGTAAAGCATCATCAGCAAAATAAAAGTCATTATAACCTTCTGCAACCTTACCAGCTACCCAAAGTGCCTTAGCATCAGCTGTAGAGTTTGCTAAACCAGTTATATTTTTTAAAGGTATATTTAAGCCATTAGCTTTTAAAAAGTCATGTATTGCTTTTGCAGACTCCGCTGGTCTAGCTGTTAAAACAAACATATTTTCTGGACCAAACTTTCCTTGTAATTTTAAAGCTTTTTTAAACAAAGGTGCTGTTTTACCTTTTACTACTTTTGTAAACTCTGTAAAATCAAACTTATAACCTTGTCCTAATAAATTTTCATATGTAGCAGCATATTGCTCAGCATTTAGTTTACCTTTAGTGCCGTCTGGTCTAGTATATCTAATCATTGACTTTGTAGTAGCTAAAGTATCATCAAAATCTAAAACAGTTATACCACGCGCAGGGTTGTTTAAACGAGAAACTAAAATTGCTTCATCTATAATTTTAGCACTATCTTCTACTTTACTAAACTGAATATCAGTACGATTATCAAATTCATATCCTTTTTCTTGTATTTCTTTTTGAACTTGGGGTAGATTCATTACAGTTTGTAAATCACCTTTTGTTTTATTTGTTTTATCTATTATTTTGCTAAGCGTTGTAGGTAATAAAATAACATAAGAATTATCTAACATCTTTTCTAAAGCTTCTATATTTTCTTTTGAAGGATTTTCAATAGTTCTATTTATTTCTTGTTTAATTTCATTTATTGGTGGTCTATGTTCTAATGTTGTTTTACCTTCATAGTTTATTATATGACCAGCTGGTTTAGATAATTTTCTAATAGGTCCAACCTGATCTACTGATAATAAATTAATTATAGCTTTTTTATCTTCTATAGACTTATCAGATTTAATAACTTTAATAATATAATCTCTAGTTTTACCAGCTTCTTCTATCATGATTTCAACAGAACCACTTGGATCTATTTTTATTTCAATTATTTTTTTATAAGTTGTTAATTGATTACCAAGATAAAATATAGCTTTTTTTGTTTTTTCTTTGTTTACAAAATCTACACTAAACTTTTTGTTATTAAATTGTTTTATTATTAATTCATATATCTGCTCGTTAGCAGTTATAGTTACACCATTATAAACTACCTTTGCTGTTCTAGATGACTTACTATTGTTTTTTAACCAATCAATAATAACTTGGTCTTTAGCATCTTTATCAGCGTTTTCATAATCCTGCTGTAAATCTTCAACAATCTTAGGAAAAGCTATATTTCTTATTTGTGCATCTGAAAATCTTTTAGCTTTACCTAGTAAATTATCTAAATGTTTTGGCGTTAAAGCACCATCATATAACGTGCTTTCAATTTGATAATTAGCAATACCTTCTAATTGTATTTGATTCCAAGTACGATCAACTATATTAGAAAAAGTACCACCTCTTTCTATTTCACTTTTTAATACTTCTGCTATTCGTACAACAGAACCGTAATTACCAGCTGGTTCTGTAGAGTTTATTAAATATTTAAGAAAATCTATAGACTTATTTATTTGGTTTTGACCCATTAACTTAGACTTGTACTTTCTATTTATTTCAAATAAATCAATTATTTTAGAAGAGTCATAAGCACTTGAAAACATAACATCTGCTGGTCTACCTATAGTTACGCTTAACTGTTGTACGCTTGTAGCATCTACATCCATTTCAGCTAACATATCTTGAACTTCTTTACTTTGTCTAGCTTCCATTAAAGCGTCTAGTACTAATCCGTTTACAATGTTTTTTGTAAGACCATCTTTTCTAGTACCTTTTAATCCACTTCTAACCATTTTAGTAGGATCTTTTTTAGAAGGTATAGATCCAGGCTGATCAGCATATTCTATAATTTGAGTTTGATCAGGTATTACCTTGTCGTATTCAGGAACTTTTTTGTCTTTATCATATTTTCTTAAAGAATCTGGCGGTAATCTACCTTCGTTTACAGCTTTTTCAACGTCTCCTTTTCTAGTAAGTTGTCCTTTAAATCTAGTAAAAATTTTATCTTGTTCAGCAACAAGTCTTTCTATTTGTACAAAATCAGCTGTTGATATAAGTTTCACTATATCTTCTCTAAACTGTTTTAAGTTTTCAAGATATATATCTTTAGTGCCTTTGGGAACAACTTCTTTTGGTATACCATATGATAACCAGTTTTTAATTTGTTTAAACAAAGGACTGTTAAGGCTGTTATGTTCTTTTTGTAACTCTTCTAGTACGGCTCTTTCTCTTGCGGCAACATCTTTAATATTTCTAGTCTTAGCATATGCTCTTATTAAACTTTTTTTAGCAGATTCTAATATTTCATTGTATATATCGCTATTAGTTTCAAAACTAATTACTCTTCTAAACTCAGATTCTTTTTTAGCTTTAGACTTAGCTTTTTTTCTAGCTTGAGCTGCTGGTGATATATCTTCTGTTTCAAAAGCTTCCATATCAACATCTTTTTCAGCAGCCACTTGAACTTTTGTTTCACCTTCTTTAGTTTTATCTTCTATAGGTTTTGCAAATTTTCCTTCTGCTGTTTGTTTATAAATTTTATTATAAACCTCAGCCGCTTTATTATGTAGCTGACTGTTTATCCAACCAAACAAACTATCATTCATTTCAGGATTAAAGTTTCTTACATGTCTAGTTAACTGTGCATATACATCGCTAACAAAATCAGGTGGTACAATATCTGCTTTGTATTGTGCTCTAATTAAACCATCAAGTAATCTATTTTCTTGCAACTCACCAATGGCAAATTTATAACCTTGTTCTTTCCAAGATTTATTATCCCAACCCATGTTGGCTAAATCGTCAACCTCTTTTTTAGATCCTTTAGACATTTGAAAATAATCATTACCCTTGTCCTGCGCTCCTTCAACTAATATTCCTTTAGCTCCATTATCTATTGCCTGGTTAATAGCGCTGCTTTCATAACCTTTTTTCATAGAAGCATTATAATCTTTTATGAAATTATATACGTCTTTACCAGTATTGAATTTAATACCTATTATTCCATATTTTTGTAATGTTTGTCTTACAAAATCACCTATTTTAGTAAAAAACCCTTCGTTGTATTCTAATGTACCATCTAATATAGATTCAGACATTAACGTAATAACTTCTTCGCCAAAGTTTGAATCTTTTTTAAAGTTTCCATCTGTATCAAAAGTACCATATCTACTTAGTTTTTTTCTAAGCTTATAAGTACTATCAGTTTTCAACGTGTTAGTGTATTCAAGCAATGCATCGCCTAATTTAGTTCTAATAGAGTCATCACCTTTTATTGTGTTTTGCAAAGCAAAGTGTAAAAACTCATGAGCAGCTACAAATACATTTCCATTTTTATCTAATAAAGAAACTTTTTTATTTACATATATAGTACTATTTCCGTCTCTATCTCTATGTATAAAACCGTGAGAGTCAGGCCCTTTTTTCATTCTCTTAAAGTTATCACGCTGCTCTCTTCTAAGTATTTCTAACTCTTGACGTATTTTAGTTTTTTGAACTCTAGGTGTTTTGGGACTTTTTAACAACTCTTCAAACATTGATATTTCTTCTCTAATGAGAGCAGCATCTTGCATGAACAAATTTTCAAAAAAATCTTTAACATCTTGAGTTGTTTCAAGCTCTTCAAAAACAAGTCTAGTGCCTTTACCAACACCGTATTTTTTATCTCTACGATCGTTGTATTTTTTAATTTTATCTATAAGCCACTTTTTATTCTCTTTATATTGCTTAACCTTTTTTTCTCTAGTTTCAACATTTTCATATGGCTCTACAATTTGATTTCTTCTATCTTTTAGTTTATTTTCTTCTATACGACTTTCTTTTATTCCGTCTATTTTTTCTTCTCTATTTAAGTCGTTGTCCTCTCTTATATCATCTTCTTTTTTTCTTTGCTCGTGAAGTTTTACGTCTATTTCTATTAACTCTTCAACTTCTTTTTCGTTCATCATATCAACATTCTCGAAGTTTTCTTGGGAATAAGCGCTTCGTTCTAAAGTAATATCCATATACTCGCTGAGCAATCTCATCTTTTTATCTGAAGTTAAGGCTGGATTTTTTAATTTATCTGAAATATTTTTTAATCTATTGCTATATAAATCTATCTGCATATCGTAGGTTTTACCTACAAAAGGTCTTATAAAATTATTAGCTATAATACCAGGCATAGTAACAGTACGCTCCATAATAAGACCTTGAGCCATAGATTCAGGAGCGTCTCTCCATATGCTCACCTCGTTCATGCCATAAATAAATTTATCGCCTAAGTTTTGCCCAAACACCGTTGCAGCTCCTTCTGACAACGACTCTCCAGTCATATAATAAGCGCCAAGACCTAAGCTTTTTGGCTGAAAAGTTTTCTTAAAAGTATCAACAAAACCAGTGTGTATACGTTTTTTTAAAGGATTTGGTGTTCTTTTTAGTATACCAAGTGTAAATTTTTCAGTAGTGTACTCAGCGCCAAATATAAGACCAGCGTGCATCCATCTTTGTGCCAAACTATAATCAGTGGTACCAAGTTGATTTGAAAATCTAGATTCATCCAAACTACTACCTGCTGCAGAGCCAGCAAGAATTGATAACCCAGCGGTACCACCACTAGCATATAGTACTACAAGTTGTGGCAAGAACTGAGATACAGATCCAAATATATACATACCGTAATCTTCAGCAGATTTAAGATTTCCCCACTCTGGCATTACTGTAACACCATTATGTAATTCTGCAACAAAGTTTTTTAATTCCGCCTTATAACCGCTGGTATATTGACCGGTAAATTTACCATTTTCAACAATAGGTATACCTCCCCTCCATTCCTCAAAAGAATCTCCCCAACCTTCAAGCGTTGACGTAATAGCGTTAATAGTAGGGTATTCATCTGTCCAATGACCTGGTACTATTTTCTCTATATTCATAGGTATCTCAGCTATTAAGCCTTCAAGACCACTAGCAATAGATGTTGCACTAGCTAAAAGTTTAGCAGCAGCAAAAGTTATAGGATGTCCATTTCTTGATATATGATTGTGAAACTCAATAAGTTCTTCTTCATCTTTAACAAGACTTTCTGCTGTTAGTAAGTACTTGTTATATGCAACTACATTACTTTTTTGTTGATCTTGTAGGGTTTTTATTTGTATGCGTTCGTTTTCTAATTCTTTTTGTGCAGTGTTGTATTCAGCTTTTAAATCATTAGCTTCTTTTACAATGCTATTATATGCGTTGTATTGATATTCACCCCATTTAAAAGGACCATATGTTACTGGTTTACCTATTCGCTCAAACTTTAAATCAATCTCTTCTGATTTAGCTGTAAAATAATTTGCTTTTTCTTCGGCTTTTGTTCTATATGATTTTAACAACTTACTTATTTCAACTTGCCCATCTTCAATAAGACCTATTGTTGTTTTTAAAAGTGTAACATTTTTTTTAGCATCTTTGCCTAAAGTTTTTAACGCGGCTTCTGTGTCTTTTGTTAGTTTTTTCTGAGTGGCTGGCGTTGTAAGTTGCCACCATGATTGATTGTTGTCAACATAATTTTCTACATTGTTTTGTGTTATTTCAGCTGCAGCATCGTCAATAAACATTTGGTTCATCTCTCTTCTAATATTTCTTTCGGTAGTCCATTGAAAAGGAAACTCTTCTTGAACCACGTGCTTCCCATCAATATATTGATACTTTTGTCCGTTTGATTGGTTTAAATAATAATCACCACTTTGAACAAATTCATCTCCAGCGCCTTCAGATGGAGTATTATCAAAAACTTTATACAAAGGAACTCCTTCAAAATTTGGATCAAGAGTACCTGTTATAAATCTATATGGGCCTACGTTGTCAGTTATCAATCCTCTTTCTTTATCTAACTTTTGCAGTTTGTTCCTAGCTTTTAAATATTTAAAATATGTCCAAGTACCCTTTATAGACAGCTGTAACTTTCTTTCATTTATAAATTTAGGATCGCTAACAAGTGCTCTTAATTTATTACAGTCCCAGCCTAAGTAACTGCTTTTTACAACTTTACCACCACTATATTTACAAGGATTTGACCCTACACCCCAAGCTAAATTATGTACAATTTTTCCATTTTGATCTTTTACAATATAACTTCCCTGATTTTCATTGGTAAGAGAAAGTGCACTAGGATTATAATAATCACCTTGCTTTGCTACTAAAGCATTATACTTTCTAATTTTTGAAAGAATATCATCAATAGCACTTTTGTTTTTAGCAACAACAGCATTTTCTTGTTTTTCTGATGGAGAAAATCTATAAGCGTTTTCTAATGGAGTAGAATACTTTATTGCTTGTTCACTATCTAAATTAGATTGATTTCTCCACCTATTAATTTGATTTCTTTTTCTTTTTTTCTCATATAAATCAATCTCTTCTATGGTCATGGGAGTCCAAGTGTTACCTTCGTCGCTTGACTTCGTATACGGTCCTAACATCATATCTGGACCTCCACCTTGATACCAAAAATTATCATCAAGACCATCGCCGTATTGATCATTTTCTTTTGCGTATTTATCTTCCCACCATCCAACAGGCTGTACAATACCATCAGTACCCCTACCGTTTTGATTTGCTAATTCATGAGAAGGGGCTAAAAAATTAAAATCATCGGTATACATTTCGTTTATTTCTTCCCAATTAATATCTGCTATTTTAGGGATTTGATTAGGATTTGTATCAAAAGATCTTTTATCTATTGTACTAGCATACGCGTTTAACAGTTTTGGATCATAACCTTGTAAATCTGGAAACTTTTTACCTACAATACTCCAGAAGTCAAAATCTTCAACATCAATATTATCAGAATCAACACCTTCTTTATACCTAGATGGTGAAGAGTTTAGTGCAGTTATTACAAATTCTTTTAACACGTCTTTTAAAGCGTTAGATTTTTGATAAGGATTTTTACTTGTGTCAACTTTTTTTATTGGTGGAGGTGGTACAAAATCTTTTAAATCGTTACCTTGTTTATAAAAACTAAAAGCAGCTCTAGATATACGTCCCCAATCCCCGTCGGCACCGTCTTTATTAGGACCAGTTTTACCAAGATCAGCACCGAGATCTACTAGCTGCTTTTGAACAAGTTTAACCTGTTCTCTGTTCATTTTAATAATATCACCAGTAGTAACATTATTAATGTTTATAACGTCTTTTATTTCGATTTCTTCCGTGTTATTCATATTAATAATAGTTTATTATCTACCCTCGTAACCAAAGTCGTAGTTAGGATCAACATTGCTATATATACCACCGTATGTGTTTATTAACTCGTGACGCGTGTGAACCGTTCTGTCAGCACCTGTAAAAGGAGTTTTGTTAGGATATCCATGAGCTACATAATTACCTGTACTTGGATCAAACTTGTATATTATTTTATTTCTACCACCAAGGGTAATATATTGTTGACCTTCTGATATAGCTAAAACAGTGTTGTAATCTTCAACTTCATTTCCTCTTGTTGGAGCTATTACTGTTTTACCAAATAATTCAATTGTTCTGTTTTGAGCATTTTTTGGTAAACCTTTTAGATATGATGCTTTGTATTTTTCTTCTATTATTTCTTTAAAATGACCAATTAAAAGTTTTTTAGACCTTTCAAGATTAAAATTAGGATTTTCTATATCTGTTAAGACTTTAATCATTTCATTGTAATTTTCTCTAAATATTCTTGGGTTTGCGGCGTTTTCAATATCGTTTTGATCTATAACACCGTCTCCGCCAAACGCTTCTATCATTTCCTCAAACATTTCCTTAAACGTTGCATCCATTAATTCTAATTGTATACCATATTTTCCACTAAACTTTAATTCTGTAAGAAAAGAAGGTCTACCAAGCGTTATGTTTCTGTTACTACCACCCATACCAACTCTTCTTAAGCCTAAGCTTCTAAAGTGTTCTGGTGTTTGTATTATAACATCTAATTGAGATAAAATTTCGTCAACATTTAAATTTGATGATTCATTTGCTTTTCCTCGATCAAAAGCTTGTTCTTCTATATCGTTTACAAGAGCTATTATTTGATTGTCTTTTTCTAACAAAGCTGCTGGAAAATTTTCTCTCATTTGATCTATGTTAAAAGCTGCTTCACCAGTCATATACTCTTCTGTTATAAAACCAACAACAGAAGTTGGATCTGGATTTCTAACGCTTTTATACTCTTTTTTAAAGTTTCTTGCATAAAAAGTTAATTTACCATCTACAAAGCCAACATAAACATCTGGGTCGTTGTCTATATCAATACCCATCATTTTGTTTTGAGCAGCTATAACATCAGCGCTTAAAGCACCATCAATCCATGAATCTTTTTGTTCATATAATAACTCAAATGTTTGCCTAGCGTTATAAGCCTCGTTTATAACTCTTTCAAGTTCAGAACTCAACCTTGTTCTTGCTCTTTGGTTTTCAACATTATCATCTCTACCATATGTGTTAACAGCCATAAATTCTTCTTGAAGTCTCCTTACTTCCATGTCTAAAGCATCGATAACTTTTTGACTCATTGTTTCACCTTTGTCAATAAGTTTTTGTTTTTGTTTTTGCAATGTTTTTTGAAATTCACTTAACTGCTTGTGTCTACCTACCTCCATTTTTTGCTCTAACTCTATATAACCTTTGAACACATTATCCATTGCTTTATAATAACTAGCTGTAGCGTCTATAGCACCTTGATATAAAGGCGTTAAATCTGGAGCAGTTACTTTTGCTTGTGATAAGCTGTGTTTAAAAGATGCTTCTATTAATTTGTTATCTATTGCCATGTTATTATGTTAAAAATTCTGTATTATACCCAAAATATTCGTCTCTAAATAAATCACCCTCATTTGCTTTCATACCAGTACTTACTGTACCTTGAATAGCTTGTATTAAAGCTTGCTGTTGAGCTATCTGTGCGCTCATTTGGTTTGCTTGAGCTTGAGAAAAAGCCGCGTTAGCACCAGTAGCTTCACCCATTTGCATGCCAAGTAAAGTTGCTTGTCTATCTCTTTTTGCTTGTTCGATGTTTTGTAGGCCTTGTTTTTCTGCTAATTGATTTTGCATAGAACCTTGTGCTGCTAGTCTTTGGTTTGATGCCTCTTGTTGTCCTATACCAGCGGATATTCTTTGTATTTGTAAAGCACCTTGATTAGCTAATGTTTGAGCCAAACCACTAATACCACTAGCACCAGCCGCATCACGTAGTCCACCCATTACATCTGCTAATTGTTGAGAGGATTGTTGGGCTTGAAATTGAGCTGCTTGCTGATTTACAGTTAAATCTTCAAAAGCGTTTTCCATGTTTTCAAAAGGATTTTTAAACTGCATACTTCTATACCTTTCCTTTTCTATATCTAACAGCTCTTGTTGTTTTATTCTTTCTTTTTTAGCGTCTCTAGCTTGTGCCGCTGCTAATCTTCTATTTTTATTAGCGCTCTGAACACCCATATATCCAGTTAACGCCGAAACACCAACTGCTACTGCACCCCAAGCCATAATATATATTTTTTAATTAATATTCTCATTTTTTATTTTTTATAAATTCTTCATAGTCATCCCAATCAAACACTACGTTTATTTTTGCTAACTCATCTAAATCTTGAGTGTTTGTAGGATTTGCATGTACTGTTACTATAACACAATCTTCAATAGCATAAACAATTCTTTTAGCGCCTTGTGGTGACACTATATAACATGGCGCAACAAACTCGTCAATACCATCTTCTTTTGTTCCTGCTAGTAAACCTGATAGTAAAAAAAAGCCATAACTGTGTTTGTGTATTGCTGAAAAACCTAATTGACCTTTTTTCATTTTCATTTCTCGCATGTACAAACCGTTTGCAAAAGAGTGTTTGTATTCCCAAAGTCCTTCAGCATAAGTTATTTCTTTACCGTTGCCAATTATATTTTCGCCGTCCGCAATACTAACAAAATAATCTTCTATTTGTTTTACCTTTTCTTTATAAGATTTTGCTGGTGTATTATCAAATATTTTTTGTAATTCGTTTTTAGACATAATTTAATTTAATTTATATCTAATATAGTCACAGTTTTTGTGCTTTATTTACTACTTATAGACACTTGCGAGCCAACAGAAAACAATTCGTTTCTATTGTTGTAGTCGTTATTTACAAATTCACATAAAGCATAATAACCTTTTAAACTACTACTATTTACAGATAAATTCTTTTTAAAAGTAATAAAACTTTGTGCAGACAAATTAAAAACAGAATTTATTTGAGCGCTAGTCAAACCTATTGAACTAAAGTTAAAACCTATATAACTTTCTTCTGTGTTTATTTCTGTAACTTCGCCAATTAATTTTGTTGTGACATAAGTAGAAAAACCACCAATAGAAGAACTTATGGGATTACAATACAAAAGATCTCCAATTTGTAGAGAAAAATTTATATCAAAATTTAAATTACCTATACTAGCCTCAGTGTTTAATGCCATGTTTATTTTATTATGTTGCGGTTAATATTTTTTCTAAATCAAGACGTATAACTACATCTGATGCTCCAGCTTCAAGTACTTCAACCTCACCTGTTATCGTAGCTATTCTACTAGCGCCGCCAAATGTTAGTGTTATACCATCTTCTAAAGTTTGTGCCGCGCTAAGAACTATAGTTCCATTACCGTTTACAGCGCCAGCACCACTATCTACAGTAGGTATTGCTGCAGAAACATCAATACCAACACCTGTTACAGTACTAACTTTATCTCTTATACCAGCTCTTTCGTCTACAGTTACATTTGTACTGTTGCTAACAACTCCATCTACAGTAGTTGTTACTGGTGTTAATTCTACTTTTAAATTACTAAATTTAAGATCATAACCACTAAGGCTTTTAATAGACGAAGAACCATAACCATATATTTTTATATCGTTATCTTTTAAAGCGTCTGCTTGTTGTAGATTAAAAACAACATTACCAGCTTGACTAGTTACAACACCGTTTGTCAAAACAGCCGGAGCTGTTGGCTCTATTGCTTTCACAAAATCAATAGTAGAATCTTTAGTATAAGATTTTGAGATAAAAGAACCTAATGAAGTTTTTTGTTTTTTTACAACTGTTTCTTCAACTGTTACCTTGTAATCGCTTATTACCGTGCCAGCAGTAACGTCAGAAGATGGAGCCAAAAACATACCAGGTAGCAAACCAACAATGTTGTTTATTGGCCATCTATAATAAGTAGATGAACTTACGTCTTCACCAGAAATAGGTAAACTAGCGCTACCAATAGTTCTCTCTACATAAGCAGCGAAATCTTCTGCCAAGGGCTGTCTTTGTATAACAAAATTTCTATTCGTATTAGCTGTAGCTACAATAGTGAATGATAATTTTTCCCCTCTATTTCTACCACTTACGGTTACGGCGTCGGTGGTTATGCTAACACCACTAAAACCAGTTAATGCGTTTGGAGAAATAGCCGTTAATGTAACTGTTTTATCAGCTTCTTGGTATATTTTTTTTAACAACACCGCGGAATCAGATCCACTAGAAGAATTAAAATCCACAGTGTTATCAGCGTATCTAGCTTCTTTATATTGACTATGTTTTGTGTTTTCTTGTAAACTAGCTATTAAATAAAAATCATAAGTATCAGTATTAGTATCAGGTAAAGCAGGAAACTTAATACTTCCGTTATATGCTCTAGACTTAATAATTTCTTGTAAACTATTTGGTGTGGTTGTAAATGTTTCAGTTGTAAAGTTGTAATAGTTATCGTGGTTGTTTTTTACTATTAAAGTAAATACAGAATTACTATCACCTTGCACTATAAAACGTCTACTTTCGCCAGCGGCTTTAATATTACTAAGATCTATGTTAAAATTTTTTATAACTTTTGTTTTTTCATCTTGCGCGCTTTTGTTGTATAATTTTTCATGCTCAACGTCTGACATAAGAGTTCCATCTGGCATATAGTGAAAACCAGGTGGAGCTGGAGCTCTATCGGTTTGTGTAATAGAACTGCTAGAAGAGTATGATGAACTTGATGAACTTGATGAACCTCCGTATCCGTTTGCCATGTTTATGATTGTATTATTGAGTTAATTATTTGAAGTTGAGAAGAATTTACAACTCCTATACCTTGATAAGTAAAATCTTCTTCTTCAATTTCACCTCCTTCAAAACCTTTAATATAGTTAAACCACTTGTTTTCTTTTTCTATAAACTCAACATTTGCGCCAAACTGCATGTCAGTGTTTATATTTTGTAAATACCAACCTTTTTTCTCAATTAAATTATAATATTGACCATCTTGTAATTCTTGAGTTACTTTTGCTTGAGAACCTTCATATAACAATGTTTTAAAACTTTTGACAACACTAGGACTATCGTTTAATAAAAATGTTATAGAAGAAGGATTTGTAATACTATAAAAACTATTAAAGCTACCAGTTTCTGCATGGTGTTGATATATTTTACCTTCATAAAAAGTATAGTAGTTGCTAGCCATACTAATACCACTTTCCATTTGAATAAAAGATTTAAAACTTACCCAACCTCTTATGTCTTCTTTAAAAGACAGTACATATTCTTGTGAACCGTATTCTGGTTGTAGTGGCTCGTTAGTTTTTAAAGCTATATTATATTCGTCTTTTTTATCATCATAACTACCAATTAGTTTATCACTAAGCTTTAAATGATCTCTAAACCAATCTTTCATGCCGTGATCAGATATTGGTGTTAACCCATCTTTTGATAATCTAACCACAGCACCTCTTTGTTTGTCTGTGAAATAAGCTCTATAAGACTCTGATGCAAATGACTCTGGGTTTTTAGATATACCGTATTCTCCAGCATATGGTATAGCCTGACCAAGAACGTTTACATTAGCCACTAACTGAGGATTACCATCTGCGTTAAATATAGCGTCTTTAGTAGCTAGTATTTTTAAAACTCTATCTTCACATAAAGTAATTAAATCACCATCAGCAGTAGATCTTGAGTGTAACTTTTGAATGCTTCCGTATATTGGATTTATTTCTTTAGTTATTTTTTCTGCTTGTATAAATTGATTTAAGCTATTTGTAGAACTAACAGCATTATATATTCCAGAAAATATCAAACCATATTTTCTAGTTTCTTGTTCTATTTTTTCTTCTAAAGTAGATGAAGCTCTAACACCATTAGACATAAACGGAGCATTAAAACTATCTCTAACTCTATTAGATTCTACGCCATTTCCAAAAGAATAACAATTATACCAGTTTAAAGTATGATAATGTTTCCAAGTGAAAGCGTCTATAGTTAATTCTAAATCACTTATACTTTCAACAGTTGAAGTAAATATACTACCATCTGGTTTTATTATATTTACATTATCGTTATTACCTATAGCTATTGGATTACCACCAACACCTGTAGGAAGTTGAGATAATGTTAAAATGTTTCCTGATATAGAGTTTATAACAGTTCCAGTAGGTATAGAAAAACCTTGCACGCTTACATGAGTTTCAATAGTACAGTTTTCAAACGTACCAATAAGTTGAAACCCAATTTGCTCTTGTTGCAAAGGTAAAAACCCTGAATCTGTACTGTCATCTAGTTTTATAGGTATTAAATCACTTGCTTCATAATATATATCTAAATCAGCACTGTCTTTAGGTTCTGTCTCCCATATAGCTGGGTTTTCTGGCAAAGTTATATTATCATAACTAGGCTCAATAAACTCCATTGTGTAACCAACAGCGTATAATAAATTAACACTACCACCTGTATTAACCCCTGTGTTAGCGTTAGTTGTAAATGCCCCAGTACCCGTTGTACTTTTTTGCAAACTAATTCTAGCTGCAGAGTTAGGACTATAACCATTCATAGCTCCTTGCGCAAAGGTTATACTTGTGCTTGGATCACACCTTACAACATGAGTTAAATCTAAAGCTTCCATATAACCTGTTAAATATATTTTTGTAGAAGCTACACCGTTATATATTCCATTATTAACAATAACATCTCTAACAACTAAATGAGGTTTGGTTGTTCCAGTGTCACAGACAACAGCTTGAGCGCTTTCATTTACATAACTAGTTACCACATAACCCGGTACTACTCTACAAGAATTTCCAAATTGATCGGTAGCCGCTAAATAGGATGCTTGAGTAACCACTATATAATGGTGATTTATACCAACTGAACTTGAATCATCTCCAGTACTAGACGTTGATCCAGGACCAAGATGGTTACCAAAAGGACCTGAACCTGAAACTGGGTTTGCAGTGGTTAAAGATGTTTTTCTACCACCAATTATTGGTCCTATATCTGATTGTATACCACCTACGTCCGCTGGCACCCAGTTTAACTGCCCTGAAACGTGCTCCTGTGTCCACCGCCATGTCTTATTAAAATTTGGTGATAATTGAGCGCCGTTAAAATGGCCACCATCCCCAAGCGTTCCACCACTAGTCAGGGATCCAGCAGTCTCTCTTAAAATCTCTCCGGCATCATCATAGCCCCCATGAGTATAATACCTTAAAATATTATTTTGGTATACGTTACCAGTGATATTATATTCTTTTAAATTTGGATCTTCAGCCCATCTCCATGTGCTACCTGGGTTAAGTCTATCAGTAAAAAGAGTTGTTGATAAATCCTGGTAGTTTGGATTACCTGTTCCTACAGCAAAAAAATTATCAAAATTCGTTCCTTGAGTTAAACCATGTGTGAATATTCCACCCCCTACAGGAAGAGCAGAGTATTCGTTTTCCGCCGTTTGATTTCCTATAGATTTGTTTAAGAAAATAGGACCAAGTGTTAATTTAAAATGGTGGTAACCAGTAGAAATATCTAAAGCATCTGTACCCGAGGTACTACCAATAGGTTGCATAGGCCCTATACCACCAATTGATAAATCACTCATGTCAAATTGGTCTGCTTGTGACGATGGGTGCTGAAAATAATTTAAAGAATTTTGACTAGCCGTAGCTTTATCAACGTGTTTGTACATGTCTAAAAACCAAACCTCATTTTTCCTAGCAAAACGATCAGCAACTTTATTATTATCAAGATAACTATGAGCAGCGCTGGCATTAACACCGGCACTATAAACATTTGTAGCACCATAATATTGAGATGAACTCCTGTGAAAACCAGTGTATTGATAAAACTCAGTAAACCAAGGTACGCTTGGAGTGGTGCCATTATTCGTTATAGTACCACTATTACTTGGAGAATCAAATCTATATTTAGACGTTGACATGTCCAACCCCTGTATGTCGTCCATATCATCAGTTGGCCACTCTGTATTACCATAATCATATCTTCTAAAATAACAAGCAAATCTACCAAAAGGATGACTATATGCTGATCTACCACCTGTTGCATTGTCTCCGTTAACATCTTCACCATGACCAGTAGCCTTTATACTATGCGTCACGTGGTGGTTTTCTCTCATAGAATATACTTTTTTAGATGTAACTGTTCTCCATTGTTGGTTTTTAGTAGTATCTTGAGAAATGTATGTTCTAAACGTATCGTCTATATATATCTTAACAAAAAACTTACCATCAAAAATAGGTAAGTTTTCAACTTTTTTCTTAAATATATTTATTACAGCTTGGTCTTGTATTTCTGTTGAAAACTGACCTGTTGGATCGTCAGTTACAAAGTTAACATCATCTTCTAAAAAACGATCTGTTTGTATATAATACTTTGGATCAATAGGTACTGTTGAATCAAAAGCGTCTGTAGTTATAGAGGTTATTCTGTACTCTTGACTTTCTGCGCTAGAACCTGTTAGTGAAAGTGTAAAATACAAATCTCCATCATCTATTTCATGTAACTTACTAGCTGAAGTATTGTTAAAATGATTATAATTCAAGGTAAATTTATCTGTTCCTTGCACTGGATTATCAGAAGTAGTATTAGCGTTAAAAACAGGGTCTGTACCATTAAAGTGTTTTGCAGATATAATTTTTAATACGTTTGTTTTTATGTAATCAGGTGCTTCATTTTCTATCGCTAAAACCTTATATCTATTTTTTGTTTTTACAGCTTCGCTAGACTCTTGTGATTTTTTTAGTAATAAAAACGTTTCTTCATCTATTTTGTTTCTATCAATACTAGCAAAAGACAACCAAACGTTACCGTCCTCAGCGTCATACCAACGATCCATTGCTAAATTATAATACTCACCAGATGTTTGTTTTATATAAAACTTATAGTACTTTTGATTTTTAGGCGCATCAGATCCAAACTTAACCCTTATTCTATTAGCCTCATCTGCTCTTGAGTAATCTACTTCAAAAGCTCCAGAAGGATTTGATATAACTGGCGTTTCTCTACCATACTCGTCAATAAAAACAACTCCTAGTTGGTATTCCCTTAGAGATTTTATAGATTTTATCGTGTTAGTTTGATAATCACCCCAACCTAATGGATGTGATGTTTCAAGTAAATTTATTTTAAAGTTTGGAGAATATGGATTACCAGCAGTATCAAAAACATCCCAGCCTTGAGTGTAGTTAGCAAAAACAATTCTGTTACCAGTTACTTCTTGTGCTAATGCGCTTTTTGGAACATTATCCCAAGATCTTAACAGTTGGTTTGAAGGAACTGTAGCTTTAATTGTTTCGTTGTTTATAGTATATGTGTCATTTTGCCAATAATTATCAATAGAATTTACTTTAATAGTATCAACGGTATAAACATTAGGTGAACCATCTTCTTTATAAAGTATATCTATTTCAACAACATCTAAAGGCGTATCGTTTAATCTAAAGTTTTTTATATCAATTTGACTTATCAAGTTGGTCATACCTAAATTATAACCTTTCTTAGGATGATAATCAAAACTTCCAGGAACAAATGCTATTTGAGTAAAAGGAGAATAAGTAGAATATTCACCGTCGCTATATTTGTATCTAGTTGCAAATCTAGGAAACTTAAACTCAAACAGTCTTTCGTACGTGTCATATTTATCTATAGCATATTTTCTTTCTCCTGTGTTAGGATCAGCTCCTAGTGGAAAGCCATCAATATTTATTATTTCTAACTCTACAATAATAGGCGTTGTAGCAGTAGCTGTAAAACCGTTTGGAGCGTCGGTTATTTCTGCTTTTATTCTATAATCCGTTATTGGAATTGCTGGAGGCTCTGAAGCGCCACTTGATAAATCGTCATATTCTTTTAAAACTACTTGACCACCAACACTCCAGTCTACAAGTGTGAAGTTCGTATTACCATATATATCTTCATCTATTTGTATTTCTACAGTTTCACCAACTGATACGCCTGAGAAATCATACGGATCAATATTAGGCGCTGTTGCTGTTATTATATCATCATTAGTATTAGTATTTGGAAACTGATCTACTGTTATAGTTACAGCGCCAGTGTATACTTCTGGTGGGTTAAGTTGTAAACCACTATAATCTCTACCTGTTTTTAAATCTAAAACTGGAGCTTTGCTAGGTGGTTTTCTAATAAGAGTAACGTGTTGCTCTGCTAAAGGTATATTATCACTCATTGTTATACCTCTTTCTTCGTTTATGAGTCTAGTGTAACCAATTGGGTTGGTAGGAGTTCCTAGTTTACATCTTGGTATGTTTATTTTTTTAGGTTCGTTTTGGCCATCCGTCCAGAATAACATTTCATCAATAATATTTATTCCAGTTATCATGATGTGATTACCGTTATCATCAACAGGAAAGTTTAAAGGAGGATTATAACCAGATTCTTCTCCAAAGTTAAACTCAAAAGCCAAAATAGATCCAGCTGTAACCTCTGTAAGCAAATCATCCGGCATATAAGATAACTGTACAGAGTTATTAGCGCCAAATCCGCTAACTGTTGGTGGGTCTGGATTAAACACTCCACTTGTTGGACTTGGACCAGTAAGAGGTGTGTAGTTAGCACCGTTAGAAAAATCATACGTGTTTGTTATAGCTGGAGTGTTGTTAGCGTTCCAACCAGATTGTATAACATAAACAGTTGACAAGACCATGCCCTGCAGTATGAGTTGATTTTGAGTTGGATAAAAATTTAATAAAGTCAACAAATAATAACCAGCTTGACTCTGCACTGACTGTTGGAAATAACCTTGTAATGGTAACACAACGTTAGAAGCTTCTATAACTACAGGTGATACAGTGTTGTCTTTGTATTCCATTATACTGGCACCTGAAGATATGGCGTTAAATATTGGATCTGGAGATGTGATTGCTGTACCAGGTGTAAGACTGTAATTCATTAACGCGTCGTTAATTGAACCGCCAGCTCCTTGTGATAAAAACCAATATACAGCATTGTTTTTTTCGTCATCTATACTACCGACACAAATATTATCTTGACTTATAAGTGAGTCTTGTTGGTTCGGTTGAAGTTTAATATTACTCAAAAGATTTTGAACAGTACCTACTTCAGAGTTGTCTGATGTAGATACTTGTACATTCATTGCATGTCTATATTCTCCATTTGAAACAAGTCTTTCGTCAAGATCCTTGTTCATCTTACCACCGGTAAAATTCTGTTTAATCTCTGGCATGTACTAGTGTTTAATTTGTTTTGATTTACCTCTTAAAATTTGAGTTATTTCTTCTAATTTAATGTTAGAAAGTCTTAGTTTTGCTTTTCTAGTTTCAGCAAATTTTTCTTTTTTAAATCTTTGAACTATATATTCTGGCACATTAGATCTAGTTGATACTATCGCGTACGCTATATGTTTATACATTGCTTCCTCAGCTAGTTTGTGAACCTGCATCTCTTCATCAGTGCCAAGACTATCGCTTATATAATCTAATACCACGGTTTGCCCGCTTACGTTAGAGCTAAAGTGTATTTTACCACTTTTACAATCTATATAAAAAGACCCATTAACTTGAGCGTGTTGAGGGTCTAAACCGTATCTACCGCTTTTCATCTTCCAGTGAATATCATCTTCGTAATCTTGATTACTATTTTCTGAAGGAGCATTGGATTTATAGTTGTCCCAAGTTGTAGACGTTAAAGGATCTGTTTTTAAAACGTTTAAAATTTCTGTATTAGTTAATACTATATCATCTATGCTATTAACTGCAGAAGCCGTTGTATTTGCTATTGAAAAATCAACCTTACTAGTAATAATAACCCAAACATCATTGTGATTAGAAACATCTATAGCGCTATCCTCAATAAGAGTTTTAGTTTCAGCGCTAGATCCTGGTAGCCACTCTAAATAAGCATTTTCATTATCTATAGTTTGCAACCAGTTTATTGCTGTTGGGTCTGCAAGTTCAGAATAATTATTACTTGCGCTGTAGTTTAAAGTGTTAGTTCCAGTAGGATCAAAATCAATTAAACCCATAACTAAAGTACCACCAGTAACGTCTGTAGCTGCTGCCGCTGCTGTTCCTTTTGCTGACAACTCTATACTGTTTAAGTTACTTACATCTATTTTTTGATAAGCATAATACAACCTACTTTTATCTTTATTCCAAGAGTTATGTACATGCTGAGTAAATGTTAACTCTCCACTAACAACTTCTATAGCATCAGTTCCTAATACAACATTTGACTGCGCGATTGTTCCTTCTGTCCAAACATCACTTTTGTACCAAGGCACAGCAAATGTACTAGAAAAATCTTGATTAACTAAAACCGGGTGAGCACCTGGAAACTCATAATTACCATCACTATCTTGAATTATTTTTGTAGGGTTTGAAGTTTTACTTGTTGGATATAACGGGTGTTTAACGCCTGATGAATCTACCCAACTAACTTTAGTGTAGTTAACGTAATCACGTGGAAGAATCATTTGTAAACTAGGTGGCAAAACAATTTCTTGTGACTTGCAAGATTTAAACGTGTCAAACGATAACTCTTGTAAAGCTCTTTGAGCAAAAAATGATATGTCTGCTCTTTTTATTTTAGATATTAATTTGCTTTCTCCAACATAAGCAATTTTAAATTGAGTTATAATATTATCTAATGACGTAAATTGATAATTACCGTAATCATCACCTTGGTAATATGATTGTTGAGTAGTGTTGTCTAATAATCCCATTTATTTATTGTTTTTCTTGTTGAATTTGTACTGACTCCATACCTTGACCAGCTCTCATAATATCGTCTCTTACCATTGATATACCAGCTAGTTTTAATATTTTATAAACTAATTCTGATTCTTCTGACGGATGTAATTCAAAATCTGTTGATGCGCCTGGATTCCAAAGAGCTGTGTTACTATTTTGAGAAACTATATATCCCCACTTAGGTGTTGATGGTTTTTTAATGTAATTTATTTTTACACCACCTTCTACGGGCGGAGGTGGAATTATTTTAATTCTATCAAAACCAGAAGCATCGTGTATATAAACTGGTCTTTTTTCGCTTTCTTTAGCTAAAGGACTGTTACTGTATTTTGTATACTCTTTAGCGGTAACTTCTTCTGCAATTACATTTTTTTTATTAGAATTGTAATCAACCATTACTTCTACTATTCTGTATAATGAAAACTGTCCTAAATCTATATTTCCATCAGAATCAAAAACAGTGTTAGCAATGTCTGTCCAAATTTCAAAAGCACTTATTTTACTTTCTATAATGTCTTTCATATCAGAGTGACCCATTGAATTACCAGGTATTCTATTAAACTGATTTAAGTCATAAAAGTATTGCTCGAATATTTCTTTTTGAGAGTGATCGGCAAACAAATTAAACTCTTGTGGAGTTATATAACCTCTCTGTTCTTTATTAGCTATAGCTAAAACTTTTTGATAAACATCATCTACACTTATTGCCATAATATTTTTTTATTTTTGATAAGGAAATTTTTTATTTAAAGCGTCTCTTCTTTTACCACACCCACAATCTTTCTTGCCCATAGCTTTTGCTCCAGCTTTAGCTAAATCATGTATTCCTGTTGCTTTCATAAATTTTTCTATTGAGTCGCCTAATCCTTTTGATTTTTTGTTTTCCATTTTATTATATTTTAGTAGTTACGATCGCCCCGTAGGGCGACCGCTCTACAGTTAGATTAATTTAATCTTTTTTCAATACTTGAGTATATTTCCATACCCTCGTCAGTTTTAAACCAAGCAGCTAATGCTGAGTACGGATGTTCATCAAAAGGAACGTTTAATAGTTTTCTATTATTAGAACCCCATGAAATAGTTCGTTGATCTTGTGATAACACTAATATTTTTTCTTCAACGGCTCTAATACCAAAATTTCTAAGAACAATATTTTCATCATTTACTAAATCTAAGAACAAACTAGGATTTCTTTTAGCAAATATAAGTAAATCGCGTTTAAGTTCTTTAGAACTCATGTTTGACACTTTAGAACCAACCTCAGTACGCATAACAGCTTCAGCCATATCAACATCTAAGTTTCTAGCCGCGACTAAAGCGTCTACTTCTAAATTAATATTTTCTAGTTGATCTTCTGCTATTAATTGTGGTTTGTGTTCGTAATAAAGTGTGTCTTTATGTGGGTGGTATAAGCTTAATAGCTTTTGTAAAACTGTTTTCTCTCTTCCTACGTACAAAGCACCGTCTCTAAATATAATATGTTCTAGTCTTTGATCGCCTTTCATTTCATCAACAAAAGGTGTTCTTTGGTTTGAACAATACTTCAATTCTCTTTCGTATCCTTTTTCTTCGTCAAAATAATATATATTTGATGATCTTATAGATCTACTAACAGGTTTTTTACCACCTTTCAAATAGTACATTCTGTTTTTTAATTCCCAAGTTTCTTTTTTTAGTAATGGTTTTTCCATAACCGGTGTTTCAACTTTTGTTTGTTTCACAACTTTTGGTTGTTCTTCAACTGGTGGTGTTGCAACCACTTTTTTTGTTTCTTGTTTTTTTGTCATAATATAATATATAATAAAATTAATAAAAATAAAGGGACTGGGAAATTAATCCCAGTCTCTTTAATATAATAAATGCTTACTTCATTAACATGAAATTGTTAGCACCTTGTACAACTAAACATCTTTCAGAAAGCATGTGTATTTGCATCGCGTCAAGTGCAGATGTAGCAGCACCAACCGAACCAGTAACCCAAGTTTTCATCTTTCTGTTGTCAGTTTGAGAAGCTCTATAACGAACATGTAAGAAAGGTCTTTTAAGATTTTTTCCTAATTGTTGGTCATAAACAGTTGATGTACCAGCTGGGATTACAACCCCTCTAATAGCGCTAGCACCAGCAACAGCGTTAATACCACCTCTTGTAGCAAAGTCATTTAAGTATCTAAAGTCAGATTTGTAGAAGTCATAAGAACCTCTTCGGAATCCAGAAAAACCTAAATTAAGCGCCATGTCTTCAGAGTTGTCAAACACTCCGTAAGAAGTACCACCAGCTCCGTAAGAATTCATAGAAGCCAACATATCATCCATTGCTAACGAAGTAGCTCTGTTTACAAACATCATGTTTTCCTCAATAGCACCTTGCTTGTCAAATTCAGCTAAAATAGCGTCGAACTCAGCTAAATCAGTAGCAGCGTTAACACCAGTAACACCAGAGGTTAAATTACCTCTATCTTCGATAGCTGCAAATAAACCTTCAGTACCAACAGCGTCGCCATTAGTTCCGCCAACCATTAAATCAACATCAGTAGTTCCAGAACCTTTAACACCTTCAATCATTGACATTTCTAAGTAGTCAGTAAATCTAGCTCTTGTATCAGCCTCAGCTTTTAAATACCATAAGTATCCAGAAGCGCCTGTTTCACTAGTAATTTCTACCCAACCAATTCTAGACGCATCAGAACCTGATACTTCGTAGTAATCTTTTAATATAATTGGCTTGTTAGTAAATGTTTTGAACTTAGGCTCGTTAGCACCTCTTGAATCAGTAGCTGTTCCATAAGAACCGTCAGTACCATAACCAGCGCTAGTCTGGTATGATCTACCTTTTCCAAACTCAGAACCATAAACTAATATAGTACATGAAGCTGCATCAGCTATACCAGCAGCTGCATCAGCATCTTCATAGTTAGCTACTTCAATGTTTGTACCACTTACCTGTGTTACAAGACCTTTAAAAGTAACACCAGTTCCACCAGCTACAATTACAGTGTCATTTACACGAACACCGTGATCAGAACCTGGATCTTGACCATCCATGTCAGTTAATATTTCAATCTCACACCCTGGATTGTCGCCGCCAATACCTTGATCAGCATCGATCATAGTACATTTATAAGCTAAGTGTAATCTACCTTGTTCAGACCATACAACTTGATCAGCTGTCATGCTCTCTTCAGCTCCTACTTGTGAAAGAAATCCTGAGATAGTTCTGTTTCCAAAAACCTCAGCTTCTTTTTCAATAAGATCTGGTACGTATTGTTGTGCCCAGCCTAGGGTATCTGCTGATCCCGTAGCTAAGTCTAGATAATTTGTGTTTAACGCTTGCTTTTGTGGAGCAGCAACGCTATTCAAATTATCTCCTGGAGTAATTGCCATAATTTTTTAATTTTAAATTGTTATTTATTTTTGTTTTTAATTTTAAACTTGAAATCAGAAGAATTATCACCTAACACTCTTACTTTAATTCCACCAGCTTCTACTACGCCATGACTTTGTCTTGGGTTCATATCAACGTTTTTAGACTTAGCAATACTATTTTTTATTGCATCTGCCTTTCCTTGTTCGTAAAAATGTTTAGCAATAGCATCTGCGTTCATCGCTGTATAAAGAGATTTATGATAACCCATAGCGTCTGTTAAAGCCATTTTTTTATCCAAAAACTTTTTGGTAAAATTATTTAAATTGCTTTGAGTTTCTTTAATTTCTTCAGCGTTGTTTACGTTAAATCTATATTTTTTTTCACCAACGTTATATTCAAAACCTTTGAACTCGCTGTTAAAAACTTGATTAGTTTTTTGAGTAAAAATATCAGAGTTTGTTTTTGCTATTTCTTGATTTGCTTTTGACTCCTTGTTGTATCTATTAAAGAAATTTACAGCTTTTTGTTGCTCAGTTGTAAGTTTGTTTCCAGCCTTAATGTCTTTATAGTATTTGGACTTTTGCCCGTCCAAGTGGCGTTTAGCGTTGGCAACTTGCTCTTTTAACGCTAATTTTTTTCTTTTAATCTCTATTTCTTCGTCTACTTCTTCGTCATAAGAGAACGTGTCTTCCATAAGAAAGTTAATTTCCTCGTTATTTAGGTGTGGTTTTGTTTTTTTATAATACTCTTTTAAAATAGTATTATCATCAACTTTGCTATAATCTTGGTTAAGTTTTACGTAATCATTTAAATCACCACCAGTTTCTTCCATAAAGTCAATTAACTTTTGAATGTTTTCTGGTAATGGTTTTCCAGTAGCTTCTGCTTCAGCTATAGCTTCCTCAACTTTTTCTTCTACTTTAGCAACCTCTTGCTCTGTAGAATCTTCTGTTACTTCTTCTAATACTGGAGTTTGTTGTGTTTTTTCTTCCGATTGTATTTTTTCTTGTTCCTGTGTGGACTCGGCATCTTTAGACTCTGCAACCACTCCTTCGTCGTTAGTGTTATCTTTTTTAACTTCATTTTCTTTTGGCTCTTGCTCTTTAGTTAAATCAACCTTGGTAACGTCTTCTTTTTTTTCTTCTGATTTATCTTTAATGTTAACTTTTGTAACATTGTCTTTAGGTGTTGCAAATTTTTTTGCTTTAGGTTTTTTAACCTTTATTTTTTCCACAGTATTATCTACTGTAGGTTCTTCTTTTTTGTTTTCCATAATATAATATAATAATAATTAATAAATTTATTGAGGATCAAATTGTCCTAAACCAAATCCACCACTTAATAAATCATTACCCTCGGATTCAAAATCCATCATAGACGTAGCTTGACTAAAATTTTTAGGTGGTTTGTTGTTGTTTCTTTGATCAATTAATTCTGATTGTTGAGATGCTTGAATTCTAGTTCTTTCATCTTTACGATCTTCTTTTTCTTTCTCTTTACTTTTTTGTCCTTCAACTTCAATGCCTTTAAGTTGCATGTTGTAATTAAATTCTAATTCCATTAATTCTTTCTTATGCATAACTTCTTGTTGCATTTTTTGAGATTCTAATTGAGATTTCACTTGTTCTAATTGAGCTTGACTTTGTGATATTGCTTGGTTTTTTTGCACCTCAGCTTGAGCTGCTGCTTGAGCAGACTGCTGGTTTAACTGAGCCTGTTGTTGCATGTTTTGCATTTGTACCTGCTGATCTCTATCAAGTTTTTTCTTTCTTCTTATTTTTAAAAGTTGATTAGCTAGCTTTATATTTTTTATTTCTCTAATATCAATTGCATCGGCTAATTCTATAACCTGTTGTTGTAATGCCATTTGAATGTTATTTTCTAACATCATTTTTTCTTCTTCATCTGGTTGTAGTTCAATGAAAATACCAAAATCGTACAAGTGAAGTTCTTTTAACTCTTCAAGTATAGATGAATTGTGCACGCCTATTGATTGTATGAAAGCTTCTTTTGTTGGTGAATACTCTAGTATATCCGATATTCTTAGTGATAGGCATTCTGCCGTTTCAGCTGTTAAATACAAGCCAGCTTGCAATATGTGTCTTGTCGCAGTGTTGCTGTTTGCAGCGGCTAATTTCTGAACGCCCACTAAAGCATTTTTATCTGGCATACTACCGTCTCTAGCCTCATTTAACCCAGTTACATCTCTAATCATTTGCATATAGTAGTTATAATTACCTATAAGCGCTTGCATTTTATTACCACCATTACCGCTAGTTATTTCTTGAATAGGAACTTTACCTGGATTCATATCGCCTTCTGAAGTAAAACTTCTACCGATAACAGAACCTGTTTGAAAAAACATATTTAAAGCTTCTTGTGGATTATAGTTTGTACCGTTGCCTAAATCTATTTCTGCTAAACCATCAGCATCTAGATAAACACCATCAGGAACCATACGTGATAATACTTGTTGTAACTTTAGGTGTGTTAATTGAATCATATCAGCAAATCCAGTTATTTTTTTAACTAAAGAATCTATTTTACCATTATACATTCTAGGAGCTACAATAGCATAGTTCATTTTTACTTTAGTAAAATTACTTTTAGGACGCATCATGTTTTTTGCCATTTCCCACTTAAGTAGTCTATTTGTACCAAGTATCATAGCGCCCTCGTACAAACACTCTATTGATCTTAACATTTTGCCATAACCACCCTGCATACCTTCTGGCGGACTAAAGGAGTCATCTTTAGGTATTACTTTTTCAGCGCCAGTTCCAGTTTCTTTTACTTTGTAAACTTCATTCATATAAGTTTTATAATTAAAATACAAAACTTGTATAGTGTTATTATCTTCTTTGTCGTAATTGTGTCTTGAGTTATAATTAGATCTATTATTAGATTTATTGCTCATTATTTCATCTAAATCACTTTCTGATAAAAATGGAAATTGTTTTGCTAGTTCATTTACTGGAATTGATTTTACTTCTCCAACATAATATATATCTTCAAAATATGGAGATTCTGTGTAAGAATATACTAAATTAGCTGGATCTACATAGTCAATAACAACGCCTTCAGATGTGTTAAAAGAGGTTTTAACAGCACCTATGCCTAACACAGTAAGATCGTAATAAAACTGCTTTTTAATTAACTCATATTTATTACCTTCCATCAAGACGTTTAAAGCTTGTTCTTCTGCTAACTCAGCTGATTGCTTGTAAGTTATTTGCATGTGAAGTGCTAATTCTTCATCTGTATCTGGTAGTTCTTGTACGTTACTGTCTCTAACGTTTAAATTTAAATCTTGTTGAACAGTTTGATTAAACTCTCTTAACCTCATGTCTTTTAACACAGCGTCCATATATTTTGTTCTTTTAGAAACTCCATATGGATCTTGTGAATAAGCTTTTATATCGTATGTTCTTTCCGCTATACCATTAACAACAATATCTACAAATTTAGATATAATAGGTACAGGTTTCCAGTCTAAATTTAAATAGGACAAATCACCATTTATAGACAATTCATCCTTATACTTTTGAATAGACTGTTCGCCTCTAGCGTACAATCTTAAATCGTGAAAATCACTGTGGTTAGTTCTGTATCTGTTAATATTTCTATCATTATCAAACCACTCTTGCTCTATTGCTTTACCAACTTTTAAACCATAGTCATAGCTCAGCTTTTCAGCGTCACTAACAGTTTGACTAGGAAAATAGCTTTTGCTAGAATATGCCATATTTATTGCTTAATTATTCTTGAATTAGTTCCAGTATTAGTATACTTGGATATATTTATATTTAGTTTAGGTTTTTCGATTTTAGCATTTGGCGCATATAAATGTTTATTGTTTGCCATTATAGCTAAACCACTACTTATAGTTGCATCAAACTTTGTTCTTTTTGTAATATCAAACCTACTCCAATCATTTAGTAACTCATTAAAATATAAATTACCAAAAGTTCCATCTTGTTTCATGCCAACATGATCTTGTATGTACATTTCTATTGCAGCGGCATGTGCTTGTTTTATATCTTCGCTTGAATTTGGTATGCCACCAATTTCTTTTTCTGCTACAGATAATTTATTCCAAATCTTATCAGGACGATTCATACTAAAACCTCTATAACCTCTTCTTCTTAAATAGTACAACAACCTCGGTTTATTATTTTCTGCTAGTATTGGCATGCTGTAAAATACTAGCGCCATTAATACGTCTTCAAAGAACATCTCTGCTGTTGGAGGTCTTGACAAGTATTCTAAGAAAAAACTATTAGCAGGAGCGTCTTCCATGCTAAACTTAGTTAAACCGTGTAAAGAACCTTTAGATCCACCACCATCTACAGTTCCTGATATATCATATGAATCACAACCAAACGCCCCCATGTGTTCATTTCCAGGATGTTTTACCCCATTTTTAAGTATAACTCTATTTTGTAACTGTTGGGGTGGCACCCAGCTAACCTTAAATCTACCTTTTGCATCTGGATAAAATATAACCTGCGTGTCTTTTACGCCATTTACCCATTGAAAATTACCTCTAGTAATGCCTAATGTTCTAGACATTTCTTCATTATAATCTATTTGTTCATATATTTTTACAAGATTAAAAATACTATTTTTTGTTTCATCTCTAAACGCGTGCTCTTCAGTTCTCGGGAACTGTCTGTAAAACTCGTTTAAAGCATCTTGATCGTCTTTTAATCCGTCAACTTCGTTTTGCCAACTGTCTATTACACCTATATCTATTAATTCACCATCTGGTGCGAGCACATCCCCGTCAGGAGTAGTAAATACTGGAACTCCGTATTCGTCAATAAATCCTTCATAGTTCCATTCCATTGGGATAAACAAAGAGTATAAACCAGATTTTGTTTGGCCGTTTCTATTTCGCTTTGTGACATCACTTGCATTATATAGTTTTTTAAAATTATCACCTCCTTTATCAAGAGCGTTAGAAGTAGATCCCATCATGCATTTACCAACTATTCTACTACCTAACCGCAAGCAAGTTTTTGTAACTCGCCAGTTGTTTAGTATGTTATCAGGCCTTTCCCATTTACCGCTTTCGTCATGCACTAATAAATTTAACTTTTCACCGTCGTAACTATTATCACCTGTATTTTTCCAATCTATAGTTGTATCTAACCCCTGTATGTCTTCTAACTTTTCATTTGTTGTAATCTTTTTTCTAGTGAATTTACTAGCGGGCACTCTATACGCTAACTCTGATTTAGGTCGATCCATACCGTCTTGTATAGGTTTAAAGAAAAACGGATAGTTTATACTAATCGGTACAACTTTGTCTGTAAACATTTTTTTAGCATCAGCACCTGTTTTAGAAAGTATACCATATCTACTATCACTTGCAAGTGTGGCTAAGTTAACTGTTTCTGCAGATGACATAAACGAAAATCCTGACCTTCTGTTTTTTAGGTAACACATACCATAACATCTTTTATCCGCTTTACAAGCTTCCCAAAATATATAAAACAACCTGTTAGCTTCTCTAAAATCAGGAGCCCCAACATCTATCTTGCTCCATTGTAGATACATATAATGAGTACCTGTTATGTAAGTTGGTTTACTATTGTTAACAAACCAAAAACCTTCATCTCTTCTTTTAAACTCTTCGTCTATATAGTCAAACCATTGTTCTTTTTGTTCTTCTGGATGGTTTTTCCAGTCAAATATATTTTTTAACCTAGCAAGTTCTTTAGGATAATCTTGTTTAGCCCATTTATTTAATTCATGTTTGTACACTTGCCCTGGCACTCTTGGCAGCGCAATTCGCAAATTTTGGATTTCAACCACTTCGCCAATTTGACCAGTTTTTGATATAACAATGATATCATGTTCTTTATTGTATCCATATTTCCATTTTTTAGATTTGTTAAGCCGACTTATAGTCGCGCGTTTAATAGGTTTTATTGTTTTAACTAAATTTTGCTCGTACATTACTTAGATCTGCCTTCTGCGAATCCTTTAAAGATTTTTTCCTTTCTCTCTTCAGGTGCTTTGCCCTCAAGCAGGTTCTCTTCTTCTTGAATTCTGTTAAGTATTTCAAATGCGTCAAATATAGCTAGTTTTTTAGTAGCCGCGGCATTTTTTAATCTATCTGCTGATATATCATCATCAGAGTCTACAATAGGTTCTTTAGCAACTTTGATTAATTCATCAACGGCCTTATGCCCAGCTTGGATTATATTCTTCTTCGTCTCCTTGGTATTCATATTTAATTGTAATAAAATTTGATAAAACTCTATATAGTCTTTCACCATCTACTATAAATTCGTATTCACTTTTTGGTCTAAAACCAATTAGATCGCCAATCTTCACCGTACCATCTGTATACTTAACAACACCTTGAAGTGGTTTTTCTGATTCAATATTAAACTGATCTATTGCTTTTAAAGGTTTTATAAAACAATAACCTCTTGGAGCTATCCACTCTTTTTTTCTTTTATATAAAAATATTTGGTCGTGGTTTATAAAATAAGTAGATTCATTAAAATAACTTCTACTATTTTTTTCTATACCTTTTACATTGTTCCATCTTCTAAACACGTTGTGATGAACTATCACTGTGTCACCTGGTTTTATATCTGTATCACCAATTATAGGTGTTGATACAACAAAAGCTTCTCTGTTTACATATTGATGATTAAATATTTCAGTGTTAAGTATTAACTCTTTATCACCAATTTTTTTGCTATTATTGTATCTTTCTCCTTTTGGTTTTACAACAAAGTTGTAAACACTTTTCATTAGTATTCTAGATTATATTCTATAGATACAGCCATGTTTTTGTTAAAGTCTTTCCAAGGTAAAACGTCTTTGTTTTTTTTGATATATATAGAATATTTTTCATCTTCTTCTAATATATCACAAATAGTATGACCTCCATAAACTTCTTGTCCAACAGCATAGTGCATGGCGTCGTTTTTGTAATCTTTCCCTACTGAGATTTTACGAATTAACTTCGCCATTTTCTTTTGTATAATTTATAGCACCACTTTGAATATCTATATCAAATGTACCGTATTCTTTTTCAAATTCTTTTTGTAACAAAGTAAGTTCATCTCTAAGACCAGCTATACCATGCAAAAGATCATGCTTTCTAAGCTCCATAGAACCTATTTCTAACTGTGATCTATTCATGTTGTTTACTGTTTTTTGAACTTTTTCTAGTTGTTCATCAGTTATTTTTTCTGGTTTAAGATCCAGAACCTTTTCTTTTTTTGCCATTTTCATTTAATTTAAGTTAATTTTATTTTATTGTCCTTCTATATAGTCAAATATTTCTTTTCTATCTCCTGAGCTAGCAGCTGTTCCATCCCATATAAGTACATCTTTAAAAAATCCTACAAAATTACCACTTTCGTCAAAAGATGCTCCTATGTCACTTATTGTTATTTCACCGGCGTCTGTTAACTGACTACCCATTTGTGTTCCTGTAGCAGTACCATTTAGAGATTCGTTTCCTCTAATAAACACGTTTAAATTCCCTGTAGAACCATCACTTCTAACAATAAGAACTGTAAAGTACTCATCGGTCGCTATAGTTCCACTTGCTAAAGCGAAATCTCTATTTACATTGTTTACTTTAGCTCTTAAGGTTGTGTTACTATTTAATCTTAAAAACTCAGTAGCGGCGCTCCCCATAAGACCACGAGCAGCACTTAAATCAGTAGCTTTAAATCTTACAGCTATTGTAAAATCTGTGTTTGCATCTAAATCAATTTCTTCAGAAAGATCCATAAATTTAATTTGATTATGGAATTTTACACCACCAATATCTGCCGCATCTGTTTCCCAAAGAGGTTTGTCGCCAGTATCTGTTTGCACTGCGTTTATACTTGTAGAACCAAAAGCGTTCCAAGCATTAATTTTGTCTTGATCTGCCATATTTCCAGCCGCTGTACTATGAGTGACAGAAGTACCACCGCTATCTTGATCCGCAGTAATATTTTGATTAACCTTTAACCACAACGTTAAGTTTGATAAACTTGCTGGTGTCCAGCTATCTACATATTGACTAGAAGTTACGCTGTTACCTAATCCTAACATTAGTCTCCTATATAAGCTATCACAGCTCCAGAGTGAACATCTATTTCAGTCCATCTACCGTAAATAGTAACTCCTTTTGGAAACGTAACGGCGTCTGCTTCACTACTACCACCAATAATAAGACCACCAGATCCTTCGTCTGTAGTTTCTGATCCAGCAGCTAAATCACCAGCGGCTTTTTCTGTACCTATATAAACAGCGGCTACTGCTGTAGTATTTACAGCTGTTCTAACAGTTGGATTATCAGCAACTAAACCAGCTGAGTCATCAAAAACAGTATCAGCTAACATTGTTATAGCTACAAAAACTTTATTTGTTGGTGGCTTTATAGCGTCACTACTTGCTGTGGTGTATACGCTACCTAATTGTCCAAAGCCATAAGAGACTTCTGTTGAATTTATTCCCATTTTTTTATTTTTTTACTTTTTCAAATGATCGACCACCAAAATAAGCACCGATCACGGTTATTAATACTAATTGTAATAAGTCAGTCCATTTTTGTTCTACCACAAAGTTAATAGCACCTGCATCTATAAATATTAATAGTACAGTTGATATTACTAAAAATGCTAAAACTAATGGTCTGATGTTTTTAGATAACCATGAATCTGACTTCATGTCTGCTTGCCATCTAGAAGTTATTTCTTTTTCCATTTGAGTTTCGTATTGTGCTACTAACTCTTTTACTTTTAACTCTGCAGCGAGTTTTTCTTCGTCAGATGTATGTAAACCATCTATAACACCACCTACACTTTTAACGAGGTCAGCAGCGCCACCTCCAAATAATTTATCTAACATATTATTTCTTTTTTGCAAATTTTTCTAATCCACTTATACCGAAGCAACCAATCACTACAAATACAAATGAATCGTATATAAATTCATTAATTACTAGGTCTTTACCAAAATAACCCGTTATTACGTCTACTAACATAATCACACACATTACTGCAAATGCTAAAAATCCTATAACAGATTTTTCATTATAATCATTATTATCTTTAAATATATCCTTCATCGTGACCATTATTAGCATCGTTTTCCCAAGGAAAACCAGTGTCTCCAGCTTCTTTCCATTTACCATCTACCAATATAGCATCAACACCATTAATATTTTTTCTCATAAATTTATCTCCGTTATACATAACATAATCGTCTGTATACGCTAGTTTACCTGTTTTCATGTCTGTAGCGTGTCTCATTTCGTGGTTTATTACTTGTGATTCTTCTTGACTACCAGGTGTTATTTGATCACTAATAAATATACTACCATCCATGTTGGCTTCACCCATAACACCTTCATCTAATGGTACTCTAATTACTGGAGTACCAGGTACAGACGCGTCTCCACCAGCTTGCTGGCCAAAACGCATTTTTGTTTTTATTTCACCGTTAACAGCGTAATTACCTTTTTCTGATCCTAGTTTAAATGCCATTTACTTTTTTTTAGTTAGTACCTATACCAAGTTCACCCTTAACATACTCTACTTCACCCCTACTAGTTCTTAATTCAGATTCGTTATCTACATCTTGGTCATCTATATTAAGTAGTTTACCACTTTCTGGATCATAGGTATATATTGTTGTTTTATTTTTACTTTTAACAATCACTTGTTCTAAATCACCATCTTTATTTTCTATTTTAGTTGTTTGTATAACATCAAACATCCTGTCTGTACTAACAGGGCTGTGAGTTTCCATTACTCTAGCATAACTAAAATCATCAATATCATCAGCGTTTTCAAAATATTCTATATCTTCTCTTAAAATTTTTCTAGCTTCTTCATTTAAAACTAAAACTCTTTCAGTATATGAATACCTGCCTTTTTTTAGTTTTTTCTCAGAATCATCACCGTAGGCAGCAATAGTGTAATTATAACCCATTCCGGTTGTGTCATAAAAACCATCTGGAGTAACACCATATAAATCGTCAAAATTAAAACTATCAAACTCTGATAAAGAACTATCAGTTTCAAGAGGTCTATTTTGTTGACTTGTGCTAGGGTCGGTAATACGTCTTACAGGTGAACGCATTTGTGACGCCAAAGCATTTATTTTATCATACATATTTTTATCTATCTTTATCTTTAATCATATCATCTATAGCTTTATTGTAAACTTTATCTGTATATGACTTGTTGTTATAAAATACACTTCTTTCTGATGTAGGAAGATCTTCCTCACCTAGAAGTATTCTGTAAATTCTACTTATCATTTGAGAGCATTTGAAAGAAGTTTTAAATACAGAGTACATAATAGTTGTTCTATTTCTATGCCTCCAAACATCAATCCAACCTCCATCCCTTAATCTTTCCCACCTTGCTTTATCCCACGAATATGTGTAAACTCCGTTGATAAAATCGTTTCGTGTAAATCTTCCTTTACAATCTAAATAAATTAATAATTCCAAATCTGCATCTTTTAACCCGTAAGTTTTACAGACCCACTTTCTAGTGAGCCTGTAATACTTAAGGATGTTTAATTCACGCAGATCCTGCGCGGTTAATCTCATTCAAGATTAAGCAGCAGCTATTGCAGCTATACTGGTTACACCATCTATAGCGGCTACATTAATAACACCACCTTTTTGGATAGCGCTTTGATGTATGTGTCCTGCTATTACTTCAGCTACTTCGCTAGATTTACCAGTCGCTGTTATAGCAACTTCGTCAAAAGCTAAATCATCTGAAGTACCAAGACATCGAAGATCAACAGTATTAGCATCAACAACGTCTATAAACTCTACTTTATCAGCAGGCAACCAAGTGCATTCGTTAGCATCTTTTCTTAGTTTTAAAATATTCATATCAATATATATTTAAGGGTTAATAATTAGACAGCTGTCAATACCAATGCTGATATCGCGCTATTGTTAAAATTAGCATCTATTACTGGTGAAGCTCCATTGGCCATATTACCATATAAATGCTCAGCGATTAAATCACCAGTTGTTTCAGCAGCACCTGTTGCAGTGATTACAATTGTATCACCAGCAGTGTCGTTACTTGTACCAGCAATTGCTTTTAATCGTAAAGTTAGAGTGTTATTTGTAGATGAAGAAACCATAGCTAGGATTCTATCAGCAGGAACATAATACTCTATATTTGCGTCGTTTGTGCTAGTCGCAACTTTTTTGAATCGTAAAACTTTCATTTTTTGTTCTTTTAATTAATAATTTGTTTTCGTTTTTAAGTTTAAGGGTTTTGGATTATGGTTTAGGCTTAATCTACTAGAACAACGTCACCATCACGAATAACTCTATACAGAGTGTCTTTCCATGATATGTCGTGTCCAGCATGTTTATCGTAATATATCGTGTCACCATCTTTTAATCCTTCAACTAAATTACCACACGATATTATTTTTGCTTTTATATAACGGTTGTCTACATCTGTATCATCCGTCATTATAAGACCA